TTAAGTTCAAAAATTTCAAGATCTTTCAGATTATCCCATCCAAAAAATTGAACGGCTTCCGAAATTTTTACCGCTTCTTCCCAGTCTTCAGAATCTTTTTTCCAAGTGTCTCTGATTGAGACTAACCTTGAAAGTTCTTTCAAATATTCATACTCTGGATTAAAAACTTCATAATCTTTATTCTCATATAGTAACCCCATAAGTTTTTGAAAGGTTAAAGCCGCACCCGAAAAATTTGCTGAGAATTCACCATCATTAAAATATTCTATAATATCCTTTGCGGAGATATGATGATCAAGACACAATATATCTTTATATGATTTCCACTCTTCCCATCTCGCCCTTGGCGGCGTTATATCAAGGAATATTTGCCCGTCTTCAGGAACGAGTTCTTCAAAATCTTTTTCTCCGTACTGAACTTCATGGAAAGAAATTTCATGGGTTATTCTGTGGATATTGTAAAAATATGGCACCATATAATCAAACATCCATTTTGCAACTAGTGCAGAAACTGTTCCATCTGAACAATTTTTATGGAAATAAACTTTTCTCTTTTTTGTAATCATATGACATTTTACACTTAGTAGTGTAAAGAATGTTAGTATTCGTTGCTTCGCCTTTCAAAGGCGACATTGAGAAAAACAAAAGATATCTCAAACTTGCTTTGAAGGACTCAATAAAAAGGGGTGAATGTCCTTATGCACCCCATGCTTATTTAGTTGACGTGCTTGATGATTCAAACGCCCATGAAAGAGAAATTGGAATGAAAATAGGACATGAATTTTTAAAGAGATGCGACAGAATCGCGGTTTATCAAGACTTAGGTATATCTAGTGGAATGAATCGTGAAATGGATATCGCTAGGTTATTTTCTGTTGATATCGAACTTAGAAACATAATCGACCCCCAGCTTGTCTAAGTTCAATTTCAGTTCATCAGCTTTAGAAGATTTTATCTGCTTAATTAGAGGTAAAATATTTTCTGAACTTATGTAATTTTTATCATCATCAAGTTTTTCTACTATTAAACATTTTTCTATGACCATATTTGGAATGGAGTATCCTATTGAATGTAAAACCTGACTTAACATGTTAGAAACTTTTTTCTTTAAATCTTTTTGACTTTCGAAAGTATTATTATTTAGAGAATAAACTATAGAGTTGTTCATAACATTTACAATGTGGTTATCGTCTGAATTTTCATAACAAACTATAGTCCCGAACGATTCAAGTAAAGACCATGTTTTTCTGATTTTAGGTAAACTAGATTTATTGGATATTGAATTCCAGAAAATATCCCATGCTTGACGGTGTTTTTTCTGGAATTTTGTCATTTGAAATCATTTTTGATTAGAAATCAACCGGGAAATTTTAGATTTTATACTCAGAAAGACATGATAACATGTCTTTCTTTTTCCGGTTTTAGCTCAAGAAAATACCCACTGTTTTCAAACATAACACTACCCTTAATATGATCAAATTTAACATAATTGAAAGGTTTGAACTCTGCATATTCAACTGGTAGATATCCTTCATCATTTCTTGGCAAACCTGACTCCCAGGTGACAATGAAAGAAGATTCAAGACTAATACTTGTTTCTCCCACGAAACTCATATTATTATCTTTTCTAGTTATCTTATATGAATACTCTTTGAGATCTTTGTTCATGTCAATATTCATAAAATGATGGAAAACTTCCGGAGATTCATTGTGAATGTTGCATTCTCTCACAACTGATTGTAACATATCAAAATTGAATTTCCCGACTGCTCCTGCTAATCTAACAACAACATCAGTATAAGATTTTTCAGAAAGTTGATACTCGCAGTATTCACGAATGAAAGATTCTTCTAAACTTCCATAACGGAAATGATAATGTGCACGCCCCGGACGATTCATGATATAATCACTGATATTGTAAACATTATTAGCTGTAAGAAGGAACAGCTTGTTGGACTGATAAGTACCATCGAGCAAAGTCAAGATTTGTTCTTGATCGTCTGATTTAAAAATTTTTTCGAACTCATCGAAAAAAACAACACAACGATCAGTAATATCAGTCAGATATTTACCCATCGAAGGATCATTATCGAAATTCTCATTTATTATAACGGTTGCAATCCCCTGTTCAAGTGCAAACTTCGACAAGAGCTTGGAGAACATTGTCTTCCCGGAGCCTTTTTCTCCTGTCAGGAGAACACCAAGATTAGAAGAAACGGCATTATAAGTCTTAAGAACTCTTTTTGCTTTTAACTCAGAGTCACCAAAAACTTTTTTTGGTAATTCAAATTCAACAGATTTTTCTAAATAAAAACCCTGCATAGCATCCTTCCGAAGGGTATACTGTGCCGGAGGTAGATGATCGTGAATTTCTTTCGCGCCTTCTGGTGCAACGAAAATTTTGTTATGCTCTTGGAAGTATTTTGCCATTTTTTGCTTCAACTATCTTTGAATCCGAACTTACACTTTTAAAACTCAGTCATCCTGTATGACTTCTTCTAATTCTTCTATCGAGTATCCATTTTCTTTACCCAAAATGATATCTCTTTCGTCACAAAGAGTAGTTATTCTCCTTAGAAGGAGTCCAACTTTATTTGAAAGTTTTTTACAATCTTTATTAATTGAACCGATATCTTGAAGCTTTTTGTTTTTATCATTTTGATTTAGTTCAAGCTCCCGAATTCTAACATTTTTAATGGACCTGGATATTGATAAAAGATGTCTCGAAACAACCAGTCTATTATTTTCAATAAGTATTTGAACGAACAGTTTATCGGTAGGTAGATCTTTCATCTTTCAAGGATACATTTGCCGCGACAAGATATCACGTCGCGGCAAACTCATAAACTATTGAAAAATGTTAATTAAGTCAAATCAATAATATCTTCATGATTCGGACCAGTCCCTATCAACACGACAGGAATGCCCGAAGCATTTTCAACAGAATCCAAAAACTTCCGGCTTTCCTTTGAAAGTTTATTGAACGCTTCAACTCCGCCTCGAAGTTTATTGTCCTGCCAATTGATATACTGAATGAAATTCACAGACAAAGAAGTGGCACCATTTGTTCGTACGGCGTCAGCAAGTCCCACATAAGAAAAAGTAGATACTCTTCTTAGCCTCTTCGTAACCGTCGTGAGTTCTCTTTGGGTTAGAAGCTGCGCTTCCTCATCCGGCATCCCAGAAAGCTTCGCGACCTCATCCCAAGTCAGTTCTTTTGAATCCGGATAAAAATCACCGGAGTAGCCTTCAACAACTCCATTTTCCACAACATTGCCTACTCGAATTGGATACGTTCTGAGGTTCAGAATAACATCCCCGACTTTTGAGGCGGGGACTGCCATATAGTCCATGGCAGCTTGGGTCGAACAATTTCTTGAAGTTGAGGCCGGGTAGTGGGATCCGTGATCAATGGAAAGTGCATATCCCTGAGAACCCTCGTGAAGAATATTATTTCCAGATTCCAAATAAGAATGAGTTATATTCCTGAATTCCATGGCGTCAACCACCGTGACCTGCTCCATGAACATGAGCTTCAAATTCTCAAGGTCCGGGCTCTTGATTTCATCGAAAACTTCAAAAAGGTCGTAATCACCGGCAAGTTTAAGTCCCTTACGGCGCAGGATTTTATCCGAAAGAGCTGTTGCACTTCCTTGCATGGTGGATGCGATATGCTTTGTGCTATCTGACCCCTCACGCTCTCTTTGGGTATGGAGGTCGGTAACAACTGACGCGCGCGAGTGAATTATGATTTTTGGAAATCCACACTCAACCCACTCTTTAATGAGTTGTTCCCATTTAAAACCAGACCCCGGCGAAATGAGGCAAGTCATATTTACATGATTCGCCTTTTTCAAAATTGCTGAAGTCGGAATGGCCTTAGAAACGAATTTAATTCCTATATCAAAAATCGCGCTATGACCGGCGTTTGGGAAGTTTGCGCTAGAAACAACATTAAAACTATGCTTATCAGCAAGATAAGTGGAAATTTTCCCCTTACCGGAAGAACCATGCATTGCATCTATTACGAAACTCATTTTACCACTATTCATGCGATACTTTACATCGAAGAATGTTTATCTGAGTATACCTGTTGGGGCTTCTTGAATTTTAAAGAAAGGTAAAAACCATAGTGTCTTTCTTGGCTTTCTTTGGGTTTTCTTCGTTTTTTAAGACTCAAATGGCTACTTATATAGCTTGAAAAACTTTAAAGGTCTTCCTTTGTCAAAGGAGGTGAGTCTTTCTTATATGTTTCGGATTCCACCTTCGTATCTCTTTGGGATGAAAAGTTCTCTCTTATCCTTCTAAGATCTTTCATTTCTGAATACTTCACTATTGAATACATGTCAGATTGTGGATGGCCCATGGCCGCCAATCTTGCGCCATAAATTTGTTTATCTGTGAATGTGCGTGCCTCCATTTGCATTTTCTTTCTCTTATTGGTTCTGTTGGACCATCTGATTTTAAGGTAACGACGTATGGCTTGGTCACTTAAAAACATCACTCTTATGGTCAGATCACTAGGAATTTTCTTGAACATTCTAAGTGACACACGGCATCCATAATCACATGCAAGTGCAAAGGCCTGTTGATATGACTCCGCTCTTATGAGAACATTTGTTATTCCAAACTTTTCAGGAAAAACAACCCTCCATATTTTTATCTTACTATTACTTACATCAGACACCAATTTTTTAATGTTTTCAGGGTCATAATCTGGGAAAGCTAACTCCATACATGCATCATAAAGTTGATCAAATCTTGTTTTCTTGATCAATGCAGACTTTATGGGAACATGTTGTAATAATTCTTCAGGTATCACATTATTATTAACTATTTCTTTAAGGAACTTTTCCCAATAATCTTTATCACTTTTGCTACAAATTCGTTTAATCGCTTCTTTTATCAGTTCATTTCTTTCATCATTCATGATCACGGTCTTCTTTTTTCGTTGTATAGTGTTATTGCAAGAACCAGGAACGGAAGGTTAATCCTTCGAAAGATCTCTTAAGAAAGTGGATACTCTTAAAGATCTTTTTCCCATTTGGGACGGCAGTCTTTGAACTTGGAAGACCTTCTTTTGAAAAGAGAGAAAGATCAGAACTTTCCACAAAGTTCTTTCTCTTCTTTGGACGGATCTAAAGGATCTTTTTAAGATCCACTTTTTAGATCAAAAAATTGAGGATCTTTAGATCCTAAATTTTCAAAAGATTTTCGATCCTGATCTTGTTCTTTTTTCAAAAAAACAAACACTTCCTCCCCCTTTCCTCCCCCTAACTCCCCTACTGATTTTTCATCATACAAAGCTTCAAGTAAATACAGAGTATTTAGTAGAAGATTTAGAATTTAAGGTAGTAGAAGTTTCAGAATCAACGTTTCAAGTAGTAGAATCAGAAGTCACAGTAGTAAACCCAGTAGAAATAGTAAATTCAGAACCAAAAGCATCATCAGTAAATTCAAAAGTAGTAAATCAAATCCAAAAGTGAATAAAAAGGTGTTTCACCTGAAAAGGTGACTTAAAAAGAAAAAGCATTTTGAACCCCTGATTCAGGGGAGCGGCTTAAAAGAAAAAGAAATGTTTCCCTCACGGGAATGATTGAAAAGCAAAAACGTTTTTATCCCCTCAAAGGACCATCATGAAGACCTACAGCGTTTTCAAAAGCATCAAAAGACATATAGAATTTTCCATGGAACTCCCAAAATTGGAGAATGGAACCGAAGTGGAATTTGATTTTGAGGTCCCTGATTTTTCAGATCCTAAAAGTGAAAGACATAAAATCAAGGGATTATATCAAATCACACACTGTAAGTTAAAGTATGTTCCTGAAGGTTTGGTTCAATACATAGAATGGAGTCGTAAATCTTAATCTTGCGATTTTAAACCTTTTATGCTTTTTTCTTACATCTCGTTCTTGATTGAACGGATTCGCAAAAACCCGTAAGTCAGCACTTTGTGCTGCATGGAGTTTCTCAAGTGAAATACTACTGTATTCCGATCTATTCATCTGCGGATTTTTGTGTCCAGTACAATGATTGGATCGTAGGAAAGGTTTCCAAGACCTTCAAGCGAAATAAAGAGCGCGTTATGGACAGCGCACAGTCTGCAAAGTGCAGACTCTTGTCTAAAGAATTCACCACTCGATGGTTTTATAAGCATTTAACGGATGAACTCGTCGACCGATCTGAAGCCCAAAAAATTTTGGGGGGCCTCAATATCTTGAGTTCTTCTGAACTCAAGCCTTTTTCTGGTGTTAAGAATAAAGACCTTGAGAAGGACACTTCTCTTTGGAAGATATCAGATATCTTATTTTATGCTAACTTCGACTTTGAAAGATATTTTTACAGCCCCCAAGGCCATACCATAAATTCAGACAAGGTTCTTCAAATTTTGGGGAAGCCTGGTAAATATAGTTATCTTCAGTCCATGTATAGGATTGGTAAACTGAAACCTAAACAGTTTACCGAGCATAATTGCTTAGGTAGCCATTGTGCGATGTGTGAGGCCGGTCGCCTTGAACTTCGAAATATGAAGGCTTCTTTGGCCCATGACTGGGATAATCCTCTAAACGTTAAGAATATTCAAAGCCTCCGGTGGAACGACTCCCAGTTAAAGCCATTTTTGAGGAATTATAGGGGTTCAAACCGTGTTTTCTGCGCACCTTCTTATATCATGCGTTCTCCCGCTTCAGAAACTGTTGGTCCGGTGGAGTTTGACAGGACTGGGATTGTTGATGGTAAGCCCCACCATGTTGGTATTCGTGCCCTAAACCATCGTAACCTTCCTGTTGCCCGTGAACTTTCCGTTACTGCTGGTCTTTTGAAGTATGCGGAGATGATTATCACCAATGAAGTCATTAACGAATTCAAAAAGATGGCGAGAACGGACGACATTAACTTTGCGACTCTCAATGATGGTCTTTCAGGTGATGAAGTCGGGGAAGTTGTTAAAGATTATAATGAAGACTCGATGAATTATGACTTGGATTTCAAGGATCCGGATTCCCAGCGTTCTTTTGAACTCCAAGATTCACTTTTGGATCTTAGAAAAATCACAAGTCAAGTTGAACTCGATGAATCCGAGCACCATCTCATTCGAAACGTTGATTTAGGGGAAATGTCGATCTCTGAGTATTCGGAGTCTGTTGGGAGTGATGTCCAAAGCATTCATAGGCTTCGGAATTCCATTCTCAAGAAATATAGAGAAAAGAGTCTTTCTGTTCAAGATTTTAAAGAAATTGAACTTATGATAAGTGAACAATATGGAATAACAATTTATGAACTTTTCAGTGATGTAAAATATGGTAAGCCAGTTTTAGCTCGCCGAGAATTCTTCAAGTTCTTGTTCAGAATTGGCGTTTCAAGAAGCAAAATTTCTGAACTTTACGGCGTAGACCGGTCATATCTCAACCATTGGTTCTAAACTTTTGTTACCGAAGTAGATTGATGAAATCTACATCGGCGCGAGCGCATTTAGCTAATAAATTATCAACTTTTAAAATATCTGCAGCAACTAGATTAATTATATCCATGTTCAAGCTCTACGCTGCAATTGAGGATAACTTCGGGAAAGCAATTCTCGATATTCTCAATGAGCAATACCCCGACCAGGACATAAAGGTAACCGCTCGCGATATCGGAAATCGCATGATGCGTGCTGCTCTGAAGCAAAATCAGAACAATGATCAGCGCGCCATGGATAGCGTCCAGGACTTCCTTACTTACATCGTATCCAAGGACTGGGACTTCGCTAAAGATTTCGATAAATGGGAAGAAGCCCTTAACGCTATTATTCGTAATATTTCGCTTCGCGCCATGTCACATTCTAAAGGTCATTCCAGGCGCAAGAAGAACGAACAGTCGGTAGATGACGCTTACGGACAAAGAGGAGAGGGTGGGGGAAATCCCGAAGGCGGAGAAGGTCGTATGCCGACTCCGGTTTCTAACCCTCTTTCTCGCGGTTTGGATGATCTCACCGATATAAAGAGGTTCGTGGAAATCATGGACGACATGATTCCCGACCTTCGCGCTTCTCTCGGTGAAAATGAGAGGAAGCTCTTTGACTTGGTTTTCTTTGAGAACATTGGAGGTTTTACCTCCGATATCAAAGAAAACATGAATCAAGCTAGAGCGATGCAGGAAACCTATCCTGAGCTTTATGAAGCGAACGCCAAGCGTTGGTCCGGCTTCGTCGGTGACACTCGTAATAACCTTATAAAGCAGATGTGGGATTTTATCGAGAATAATATGGAGGATTATGAATATAACATTTTGAAAGAAAGATTCTTCTCAGACGCCAATCCTTCCGACATCAGAAAGAAGGAAAGAGAGAAGCTCGAGTCTAAAGATTCCGTTCAAACGGACAAAGATAAGAGAAAATATGCGCGTCTCAAGTGGAGACTTCAGAATAATGTTATATCTAGTCCGGACATGACGACTTTCAAGAATCTTGAAAAGAAACTCAAGGGACTTGGAATTGACGTCAACGCGATTGAGCCCGCTGAAGATCTAAAGCAGAATGCGGATGAAAAGCTTTTGGCTAAATTGAAGTGGAAGCTTCAGAATGGGACTCCCACTCCAGGAGAAATTAAGAAGCACGACGCTTTGATTAAGAAACTTCAGAAAATGGGCCTCGACCCTGATTCTATTGAAGCTGAAGATCCTAAATCTTCCAAAATGGTGGCTTCGAAGTCAATTTTCATGATTGCGGCAAGAATTGCTTCGATGGTTTAAATGGATGGAACTCATAAAGACAGATTTTCTGATGGGAAGTTATTTAGGTTAGCTTCCCAGAGTGAAGCTCTGGATAATTATCCCCTTCTTATTAAATATCTTATATCAAATAACCTCTCAATATCAAACCAAATGTCCGCCAATGGAACTGGCTATGTTGTTGTATCTCTTAAAAAACCAGATGCTAAAATTTTTAGAGTGAACTATGATGATTATCAAAAGTGTTATTTAATAGCAAATAAACTTATTGGGAATGATGGATATCTAACTCCTTTTGACGTTGATAAAAAGATAAAAGCTTATATTATGGTAGAGTTCAGTGATAGGAACGAATTCTAATGTCCAATACTCCTAAAGCTGAAGCCAACCCCACAGTTCTCGTCAAATGCAGAAGAGGTTCAGACCCTTCTACCGGGGGTCAGTCTTGCGATTCTCTTCAAGCTGAGAAACTCACAAACGTTTCTAGTTCGGTGACTTTTAAATGCAAAAAATGTAATTATGTTTGGACTATTCAAACTGGCGGATTTATTAATATTTAATGTTCTACTGCATTCATTGTTCTTCATCTTTGGATCAATCAGGGATGTTTAACATTCTTTATTGTGTTGGATGTAATATTCCTTATAAGTTCAGTGTGTCAAGCGATACTGAAGTAAAGTATAACTTGGTACACCTCTCGGAGAGTGAAATTGACTATTCAATATTTCGGACACCAGAATCAGATTCTGGAAATAAAAAACTTCTTAAATAATAAAGAACATGGCGTTTGTTTTGTTGGTGGTCCTGAATTTTTAGGGAAGAAAACTATTATATCGGATTTGTTGTCTTCCTTTCATAAGGAAGACACTCATATTTTAGATGCTTCTTTAGACGGAATAAGAAGCATACAGAGCGTTTTATCAACTTATCCGCTTAGTGATTTTAGACGATATATGATATATTTTGATGATTATTCGAATTACACTGCTCAAGATGCGTTTTTGAAAATTCTTGAAGAACCACCAAATTCTTCAAAAATCATAGTGGTCTACGATAATGGATATTATTTCAATAAAACATTTCTTTCAAGAATGCGTCATTCCATAAGATTTAATATTTTAAATAACGAAGAGATGCGAAATTTTGCTTCTCAGTATGGGGACGTTAATGAAATCGCAGTTGAACTTTCTTCGGGAAAGCCTGGAATTTATTATCATTTGAATTATAACTCGAAGATTTTAGAATTCGCTCTTAAATTCAAATATAAAAGTATTGATGTTATGGACTGTTTCTTTCCCTTTAAAATCTCTGAGTTAACTCCCGAATTAAAATTTGTTTTAATGCATATTTTAAACAAAATTTTTTCTTTCACTAAATACCACAAGCTTTATCTTGAATTCAGCTCCAGAGTTAAAAAGGTCCCAAGCTGCGATTTTGAACTTCACTGGAAAAATTTCATAATATCTTCTGTGATGTAATCTACCTCTCATGGCGAGGTTCTATCAAATATCCGGTGATGAAGACTTTTTGATAGAAAGATTCATAAAATCTGAATCTTCTAGTTTTTTGTCAGAAGAAACCATTTTTATAACCAAAAATCGCATAAATAACTGGCTCGATAATAAAACAAGAACCTATATAATAGAAGGGGATGTTGACTTTTCAAGTCTTCACTTTGAGGAAAGTGACCTCGTATTTGTGGTCAATCCGAAAAAGGATTTACCTTTTAAATCACAAAAGCAAAAATTCTCAAAGTTTAAACCGTATGAAAAAGAAAAAATAATAAACTGGATTATAGAAGAGGGCGAAAGATTCAAAATCGATTTATCACGAGTAGCTTTTTACCTTTTTGTTAACTTGGGAAATAGTCTCCGAAAGATAAATTCTGAGATAGAAAAAATATCCATAATATGCCAACACCATTCCATAAAAAAACCCACTCCCGACATAATCAAAGGTTCTTTAATATTTTCGGTAGAGATAACTCCTAAAAACATCATAGACTCAATCTATGAATTTAACTCAAAAAAAGCGATGACCTATTATGACGTTCTTCAAAGTCGTAATGATGAGACAGGTTGGATATTAGCTTATTTGATGCGATCAGTTTCGAATCAGTTTTTGGTTAACAAATTGTGTCATTCCGGGAAGAGTGAAAATGAGATGTCAAGCCTTCTTGGTGTACATTCTTTTGTCATCAGGAAACAGTATATCGATTTTATAGATTCTTGGTCGAACGAATTTCTGTCTCAAACCCTAAAGAAGCTTTCTTTTTTGGATTTCTCCCATAAGTCAGGAAAAAACGTGAAACCTGACTTAGAAATCCAAATAATCCAGATCTCTGAGGAGCCGAAGAAAAATGTCTGACAATTCCGTGTACGCAAACATTCTTTCTAAGTTTGTTGAGAATCCTGGAAAATGGAAAAGACATTTCACTAGTCAATCTGTTCACCCGTTTGATACTGTTAAATGGGTTCGTGCTGACGCACGGATCATGAATTCTACTGGAAAAGTTGTTTTCGAGCAGCTTTCCGTTGAAGTCCCAGATTTTTGGGACCAAAACACCATCAACATCGTTGCTGAGAAATATTTTCGTTGGATAGGAAACGGTTCTTCAAAATATAAAGAATCTTCTGCTAAAGAAATGTTTTCACGAGTTGTCGCTGCACTCAAGCATTGGGCTACTGAACAAAATTATTTTGACTCCAGCGAAGATGCTAACGTCTATGAAGATGAACTTCTTTATTGTTTAGTCCATCAATACGGAGCTTTCAACTCTCCTGTTTGGTTCAATCTTGGTGTTCCTGGGAGAAAACAAGCTGCTTCTGCTTGCTTTATCTCTGGTATCGAGGATTCTCTCGACGATATCATGGATTATCAGAAATCAGAAATTGCCATTTTCCGTGGCGGTTCTGGATCTGGTGCTAACTTATCGAATCTCAGGTCTTCTTGGGAAAAGATCTCAGCCGGTTCTTATACTTCAGGACCCATGTCTTGGATGAACGGTCTTGACTCTTATGCTGGAGCTATGAAATCTGGTGGTGCGACGAGAAACGCTGCCAAAATGAATGTTCTGGATATTGATCATCCAGACATTCTTCAAACTCGTGATGGTCGACCGGGCTTCATAACCTGCAAAGCTGTCGAAGAGAAGCTTGCTCATGATTTGGTTAAAATTGGGTATAGTGTAAATTACGACGACCCTAATGGGGCATATAAACGTGTTAAATTCCAAAACGCGAATAACTCGGTCAGTATATCTGACGAGTTCATGAATGCTGTTTTGAACGACGGCGAATGGTGTACGACTTCTCGTGTTAATGGCGAACCAATAAATACTTATAAAGCCAAGGACCTTTGGAAAGAAATCGCAAATGCTGCTTGGATTTGCGGAGACCCCGGCATACAATTCACAACTGTAATCAATAAATGGCACACGACTCCGAATGCCGGACGAATTAGAGCTTCAAACCCCTGTTCCGAATTTCTCCACGTAGATGATACTGCCTGTAATCTTTGTGCTATAAATCTCACAAAGTATTTCAATTCAGAAAATAAACTCAACATCTTTGATTATTGTAACGCGATTCGTGTCTTTTCTGTAAGCCAAATGGCAATTGTTGGTAAGGCAGAATACCCTACAGAAGCTATCAAGATAAACTCCCATAAGCTCCGTCCCATCGGAACTAATTATGGTGATTTGGGTTCTCTTTTGATGCGCATGGGTCATTCTTATGACTCGGATATTGGAAGACAGTATGCTGCTGCTTTAGCAAGCATGATGACTGGAATTGTTTATCTTTGTTCTTCTGGTATTGCCTTAAAGACTTTCCCATTCCCTGAATTCGAAAATAACAAAGAGGAAATGCTTGATGTCATGAAAATGCACAGGGATCACTTAGTCAGTGGCCCTACTGAAGAAATTTATAATTTTTCAAAAAACCTTTGGGAAAAGGTCATCTCTTATGGAGAAACTTATGGGTATAATATTTCTCAAGCCACTCTCCAGGCTCCTCTCGGAACCATAAGCTTTCTTATGGGGATGAACACCACTGGTATCGAGCCAGCCATAGGTCTTGTTTCATATAAGAGCATGGTTGGTGGTGGCTACGCTAAGATTGTTAATAAGGATGTTCCGATTGCTCTTAAAAATCTCTATTATACAGACGAATCAATAGAGGAAATACTGAAGTATATAGACGTACATGGCCACGTTGATGGTTGTGAATACCTTCTTAACGCTCATAGGCCAGTATTTGATTGTGCCCTTCCAGTTGGTCCAAATGGAAGATGTTTAACGCCAATGGCCCATCTTAAAATGATGGCAGCCATACAGCCCAACATCACATGTGCTCAAAGCAAAACTGTGAACCTCCCCAACAGTTCCACGGTTGAAGAAATAGCAAATATTTACATGTCTGCTTGGATGATGGGGATAAAATGTGTTGCTCTTTATCGAGATGGTTGTAAGGCTTCTCAGCCTCTGTCCGTAACAAAAACTGAGGATGTAAAGGAAGTTAAAGAGCCTTCAAAGTCTTTTGATAAGAAGATACTTAAGTCAACAAAAGCAACCAGACAAAGACTTCCTGATGATATAACTGGTTGGAGGCATAAATTCAGTATTGATGGATATAAAGGATATTTGATCGTAAATGAATACCCCGATGGTCGTCCTGGTGAAGTTTTTCTGAAGCTCGGTAAACCTGGGAGCACCGTATCCGGCCTTTTGGACGGTTTCACCCAGCTTCTCAGTATTGCTTTACAATATGGCATTCCTCTGAACAGGTTTGTTCCAAGTTTCACGAATACAAAGTTTGATCCTGCCGGGATGACAAACAACCCTGACATTCCTTTCTCCAGTAGTTTATATGACTACATATTCAAGGTTTTGGACCTGAAATATTATGGCGGTGAATATTCCGAAATAAAAAACACCGTCGATAAAATCCGGGCTTCAAAAGCCCCACCGGACGGTGAAAGCATGTCTCGGGATGAATCCGATGATAATGCATTCCCTGAGGATTTGAGTGATCATGACCATAATTTCAAACCGTCGAAGTCACTTGATGCACCCCTTTGTTCGAATTGTAGTTCGGTGACTTTCAGAAACGGTTCTTGTTATCTTTGCACGAACTGCGGAACCACAACAGGATGCTCTTGATAAATTTTATTTAAAAATGTCACAAAATTCAGTCTCGTTCATCCGTTGATAGGTTCTAAAAATGCTCATGCAAAAATTAACCAAAGTCGGAAGCCCAAATTTCCAAAACGAAGTTTTGGACTCTAAAATACCTGTTTTGGCTCTTTTCACAGCCAAATGGTGTTCTGCTTGCAAAATCATGCTTCCGATTCTTGAGAAATTCAACGAAAATCATAAGAATGCCATAAAATGTGTTGTTATAGACATAGATTCTTTCTCAGAATCTTCCAAATATGTTAGAAGCTTACCAACTGTTGCAATATTCGTTGACGGTTCCAACGCTAAAACCAGAGCTGGAACTATGAATAAAAACGGCGTTTCCAGTATGCTGGAAGAAGCCGGTATCGTTCTTGATGACTGATCATGAGATCGATACCGGAATAATATTAGATGCAGTTTTAGAGGTTACAGATAAGGGTCCGGTCCTTCACACTGATGAAGGACCGGTTTTCTTACAGGACATTATTGGTAAATATGATAAACAAGAAATAAGGTTTACATGTGTGTCTCTTGGATCTATAGAAATTCTTGAAAATTTAATAAAGAATTTATCTTGATAAATTCTTTTCAACGTATGGAATGACTTGATTTCTTCTTGAAATCAAAACCTCATCGTTTAAGTGCAAGTTGAGTTCATTAAAAATATTCATGTTATGGAGTGAAACTGACGTTATTTTAACTCCTTCAATTTCAACAGGTTCAATTTTCGCCACTGGTGTTATTCTTCCAGACGGACCTATTTGCCATTGAATACCAGTTATTTTGGAACTTTTCATAGTTGAAGGGAACTTCCAAGCGATTTGACCTAACGGCCTCATATTTTCATCGCCGAGTTCATTCAATAACTTCAAATCTTCACAAGAAACAACTAATCCATCAATTTCATACTCAATATCTTCACCCTTCAAATAATTATCATATTTTTTCTTGAGGTCTTCAGTGTTATTTGCAATAATGAAGAAATGTGGTATTTCAAACCCCAATCCTTTAAGATTCAATATCAAACCACTCATTGTCCCTTCATAAAACATTCCGTCGATCAGCATGTTATACGCTATGAATCTTAGATTCAAGCAATCTTTCCCTCCGTTTTTCTTTTCTCTGACCTTTCCATTTGCAGTATTTCTTGGATTTGCATATTCATCAGAATAATGATCTTTGAACACCTTCTTTGTCATAACAACTTCACCTCTTATGTTCACCTTTCCCATTACTTTGATGGTTTTTGGGATATTTGGAATATTAACAATATTTTCAGTTATATCCTCTCCTACAACACCATCCCCTCTTGTAATTCCACTTTTAAGAACTCCATCCTCATATACTATTTCGAGAGAAGACCCGTCTATTTTATGGGTCATGAACATTTCTTTTATATGATATTTATCTCTCCATTCATTCAGCTCTTCGAAAGTCACTACTTTATTTAGTGACCCCATCACCATATCATGTTTGATTTTATTCCAAACGGAGTTCTTTGGTACTTCCGCCCCGACTTTCAATACTTCTTTTTCGTCTGGTTTTTCTTTTTTGATAATTTCAACCAATAAGTCATACTCTTCATCACTTATTTTTGGATTTAGATTATAATAATCTTCTCTTGCCTCTTTGACTTTTTGAATTATTTTATCCAGTTCTTCTTTGTTCATATCAAATTTACATTATTTGAACTTTTTTTTCTTTCTAATTTTTATCATGAGGATAAAAAAAGCTGCAGATCAGGTATTAAAGAATTTTAAGGTTGCCTCTAATTCAGACCGTGACTCAGAATGGCAGAGAGTGAATTCTTACGTCGCTGACGTTTTAAAAGATTCCCATGTTTTATATGCTAAGCTCGCCAGACTTCAGAGCGATTTCGTTGGTGAGGAACTCGACCGTTTAATGAAAATATCTGAATCTGTTCTTTCGATAGGAACAGAGCTTTCTGCTTTTTCGAAGGCTTTTTATGAAGGTAAACTCACCATGGCTGATAATGAATTCAGTTATGGAAATGTTACCCCTGAAGAATCAGAAAACTTTGTACCATTCGGTGGTGCAGAACCAGGGTCAACGCCCCCCGCCCTGGAGAATGATGACTCGGAAGACGATGATTCTGACGAATCTGACGAAGAAGATGAGTCGGAAGAAGATGACGACGATTCTGATGATGACTCCGACGACGAAGAAGATGATGACGATTGATGTATAATCAAATGTGAAATTTGAATACCCAAATAAATGTCCTTCTTGTTCAGAAGAAACTAAAATAATTGGTCAGTTTTTATACTGCACCAACAAAAGTTGTCCAAGTCAGCTACTTGGAACTTTAAAAACTTGGATTAAAAAACTCAACATCCTAAATTGGGGTGACGCTGTACTAAATTCTTTAGTTAATTCGTCGAACATGACGTATGTTAATGATTTACATGAAATTTATGATTTATCCGCCCACGATTTATCGATCCATTGCTCTGGTATGAAAATGGCCACCAAGTTATATAATGAACTCCATAGTAAAAAGAATATGACATATGATTCATTTTTAGGCTCTTTGAATATAAGGAATCTTTCCACTTCAACATCCCACGATGTATATCATCATTTCCAAAGCCAGAATTTGAATATTGATTTCTTGGATTATTTCTTTTCTATGAGTTTGGAAGACCTTTTAAAAGTCCCAAATGTTGGCCCTATAACGGCCAACGATATTTTTGATTCTTTGTCTTATCGTAAAGAGTCCATTCTTTCATTAGCTTCGAAGTTGACTTTTAAGGAGGTTTCTGGTCCTCTTATTGGTAAGACTTTTTGTATAACTGGGGCAACTAGTGTCCCGAGAAATAAACTTGAATCCATAATAGAAGAAAACGGAGGGATTGTTAAAGATTCAGTAGGTTCCTCCACTGATTATCTTATTACCAATGAAACTAATTCCAATACTTCAAAAATGCAAAAAGCTAAGAAGTATAATGTTACAATAATTGATGAGGCTGGTTTTCAGTCTTTGCTTAGTGGAAGTTAAAAATGGAACTTATAGCGAAAGTCACTTCGGTAATATATAGTAATCATTCTAATGGTTTTTATATATTCAAAGCAAAATTCAATGACACATCTGAATTTGATGACTATCCAGATCTTTTAGATAAAAACGATAACATTTCTGTTCGAGGTCAATTTTTTGGGGTGAAGATAGAACCTGGAGTTAAGGTATCAATAAAAGGTTCTGTCGATAAACATCCAAAGTATGGATATCAAATCCACGCTTTGTCTTGTAACATCATCCCAGACAGTGGGAAAATTGGCGTAGTAAAATATCTTGTAAGCAATGTTAAATCAATAGGACCTATAACAGCCGAAAAATTATATGATTTTTTCGGTGAAGACCTCATCAATGTACTCAATGACAGTCCTGAACGAATTTCGGAAGCCGGATTTTTAAATAAAAGTCAGATAAGTTCCATTATAGCAGAGTGGTCGAATTCAAATTGCAACAGAAGTGTTGTAATATTTTTAACTGATAATGGGTTAAATACTAAACAGGTAAAATCCTTTCTCAGTTCATTCCGCATAGATTCTGGTACGTTAGAACTTATTAAGAAAAATCCTTATATACTTTTTGACGTTAATGGTATAGGGTTTGGTTCTATCGACAGAATAGCCCTAAATTTAGGTTTTGATGTTTTAAATGAATCTCGTATTAAGTGCATGATACTTCATTCTATAAATGAAGTGAACTTCCAAAATGGAAATATGTTCACAGATTCAGATACTATAAAGAATTATATAAATAGTAAATTTTTCACAGATTCAAATCTCCCATCAACTGTTTTTTATGATGCCTTGAAAGCGCTGGAGGTTGATGACAAGATAAAGTATTATAACACTTCTGACGGTCGAAGATGTTTATATATATCTTCTGATTTTGAATATGAAAATGGTGCTTCTTCATTTCTAGCCAAACTTATTGGTAGCCCGAATTTTTCAAAAGAACAGGTTGAATCTTCCATAAATAAATATGAGGCTGAAAATGATATAATACTTTCTGATCAGCAAAAATCAGCTTTCCACATGCTTTCGGAGCATAAAGTTTGTGTTATTACCGGATATCCTGGAACCGGAAAAACCCTTCTCATTTCTGCTATAGTGAAAATGCTGAAATATAATAGTATAGATTTCTCCCTAATGTCCCCCACTGGTATAGCTGCAAAGAGAATCTCTCAGGTAACCGGCGTCCCAGCAACAACTATCCACAGAGGTCTTGGTTATAATCCTATTTCCGATACCTGGATGTTTAATCAGGACAATAGGTTTCAATCTAGTGTTGTTATTATCGACGAAATGTCGATGATTGACGCTCGCTTATTCCATACACTTTTAAAGTCACTTTCTGAAAACACGACTCTCGTTATGGTTGGTGATGATGCCCAGCTTCCTTCTGTTGGATCTGGGAGCGTTTTATCTCAGCTTATTGAACTTGGGAAAGATAATATAATCGGGCATGTAAAACTCACAGATATTTATAGGCAGCAAAAACTTAGCTCTATCATAACAACTGCCCATTCCATTTTGAAAAATGAACCTATAGACATAAAAATAGACTCTCAATCTGAAATAACTTATATACCATGTAATAAAGAATCGATACTTGGACACATAACAAACTTGGCTTCTGTTCTTTTCGAGAAGAAAAGAAATTTTCAGGTGATAGCTCCGATGTACAACGGTATAAACGGAGTTAATAATTTAAACGAGAATTTGAGAGAAATTCTGAACACAGATTTTGAATATGAATCCCCAAAGGTTAAAATTGGTGAAGTTGACATTTATATTGGCGATAGAGTTATGATCGTCAAAAATGACTATCAAAATGGTGTTTATAATGGAGACGTTGGCAAAGTTACCAATATTTCTTTGAAAGATGATAAAATAACAATAAAGGTTTTCAATTGGTATGACTCTGAAAACAATTCATATCACGATAAAACGATAGAATTTAACATTGCTGAATCTAGAGATAAATTGAAAGTCGCGTATGCTGTAACAGTCCATAAAGTTCAAGGCCAGGAGTATGACTATGTTGTTATGCCAATGACATACTCGTATGGTGTTATGCTTTATAAGAACTTGGTTTACACAGCTTTAACAAGAGCTAAGAAAAAAGTATTCATGATTGGCGAACTTGATGCATTTCGAGTAGCCGCCAGTATTGATAAAGATTCAAGAAGAAATACTAATCTTTGTGAACTCACGAAGGTTTCCATAACCAAAAAGGTAAACGAATCTTAGTGTAAATTGTGTATGCTAATTCATACACATGAAATTTCAAATAGTCTTTTCCTGAATTTGGTCAAAACTTCTTCCGAACCTCTCAAGAAAAGAGACCCGGTAAATCATATACTGGTCATCGACTGTTCTGGAAGTATGTCTTATGAACTCCCTCTTATCAGGGAGCAAATAAAGAAAAAAGTCCCGAAGATCATCCATGAGGATGATACTCTAAGTATTATTTGGTTCTCAGGTTCTTCTGAACACGGGGTCCTTCTATCTGGTGAAAAACTTTCAAGTTTGAAAGACTTGAATGATGTAAATAACGCAGTAGATCGCTGGTTGAAGCCTGTTGGCCTCACCGGTTTTGTTGGTCCTTTGAAAGATGCTTTTATTTTAGTTGAATCTCTGAAGAAAAAGAATCCTGGATCTTTTTCTCTTTTCTTTATGAGCGATGGTCATGATAATCAATCTTCTCAAGATAAAATTCTTGACACCATAAATTCGTTAAAATCTGTTATAAATTCCGCAACGTTTGTTGAATATGGATATTATTGCAACCGACCTTTGATGTCAAAAATGGCTTCTATGGTAGGCGGTGAACTTATTTTGAGTGAGAACTTCGATTCTTACGCTCCCGCTCTGGAAAATGTCTTTTCGAAAAACGTGAACTCCACTCCCAGAGTTGAAGTCAAAGTAACTTCTGACGCCACTTTGGCTTTTTCTCTTTCCGATAACTCAATATTTGTTTACGAAGTATATGAAAAAGATGGAGAAAATTTTGTGTCTGTTCCGGATGGAACGGAGTTCTCCTATTATAGCAATTCACGTCCTAACTTCAAAAATAGTATTAAATGGGAGATAAACACTAATTTCGTCATTTCTTGTTTTTATGCTTCCCTCAATGTTTATGGTATGAGGATGGATTCAAATATGATATATAAGATATTATCATCTATGGGAGATGTCAAATTCATCAAACTCTTTTCTTCGTGCTTCGGTAAGCAGAAGTATAAAAACTTCTGCGACCTTGCAAAGGAAGCTGCCTTTGGTAAAGGTCGTTTCGAAGAGGGAACTGATGTAAACTTCCTTCCAAAAGAGGATGCTTACACGATTCTTGACCTTTTGGAATTTCTTGTTGAAAACAACGCTGGCGTCCAACTCGATCACGAGAGTTTCAAGTATAACCGGATAAGTCGAGCAAGAGTTGAGTCTTCATCTTCTATCAGTGATTCTGAAAAAGAAGAAATCAAATCACTTGCTTCAGAACTTTCAAATTCGTCTAACCTAGATGATGTGAGGAGTATACAGGAAAAAATCAACGCTATTATTGTGAACAGACCTTATCCTCCAAGCATGAAGTTTAAGACTTCAGATGTTGGGTATCCTATTCGTGCTATCAAATATAATGAGGAGAGGCCAAACATTTCTTTCTCTGTAATAAGAGATTGTGTTGTTAACCTCGGGACAACTCCTCCTGACTTGGATCTCAAAAACAACAAAGAGGTAAATAGTTTTGTTTTCAGAGATTACTCTATAATCACGGATGGGATAGTTAATATAAAGAAACTTCCTATTTATACCAAGAAGCCTTCTGACTTCGTACATCATTTTAATAATAATTCGGTAAGCTTCACTATCACTGAAGATAACACAATGGAAATAGATTTAACTTCTTTGCCGGTTATAAACCGTTCTATGGTAAGAAATGTTTCGGCGCATGACCTTGGAGTTCTTGAATACAATCTAACGAAAATGAGAGCTCATCAGAAGATTTATAATCATTTCTCTTCTGAAGTAAAGGACACTAAGTCAAACCAAATTCAGGGATATAATTTTGGCGAACCTGAACTGGAATTCCTGAGCAGCATTGGTATCACCAAAAACGGATACGCCCCGAAAACTGTCTATGCTCCTTCTTCTGATTTTTACCTTGGAAAACAGGTTTCAGTTTCTCTGAAGGGTTATTCAAAGCTTCCTTCGATGAAGGAACTTGAGGAACAAATCAAGAAAAACAAACTGAATGGACCTGGGCGCTTGATGAAGGAAGCGCTTGATGGGTATAATACCTACTCTGCATCCTCAAAGCCCGAAACCTTGAAGTCGTGGATTGAGTTGCAACAGAAGATATGTACGGAAAATGTCCGTAGTCTTATTCAAAACAAGGCAAAAATCATATTTTCTTTGGTTTTGGGTCAAACGTGGTTTACCGAGTTTTCTTCTTTGGATGAAAACACACTTAAATTCAATTTTGCAGGCGAAGACCTTGAATTAAAGATAGATATGAAAGAAATAGAAATTAAACTGTAATTTCTTTCATGGATGAGGCCACATAGTGTGGCCTCATCCATATTTGAGATAAAACATGTCCGAAAACCATAGTATTCAGGTTTATTTAACCATGTATAAAATTATTTCTTATTTAAGAAAAAAGGGTATATACATTTGGAGTCCAAGTGGTGAATCCATGGTTTTAAAATTCGAAAGGCCAAAGAATGGTGCGGTTTTTTCTGGTTCTTTTAAGGATTTAGATCCTTTTGTTAGAGGAATGATATTTCAAGAGTATTCTTTACTTTCTATTGTGGACTCGGTTCACGAGACAAAATCGGAAGAACTTTCCTATAACATTGATAGTTTACAAGGACTTTCTAACTTAGGGACTGTTGTTAAAGATATTGAAAAAATAGAAGCTTTCAATAAAAGTATAGATCATTGTCAAATACTTTTAAGAGGTGAATTTGTTATCAGTAGTGGAGAAGCAGATATCGAGTTTTCATTATTCGACTGGACATTTATATACTCTTTTAGTAAAAAATCTTCTTTATTTCTTGATAAACGTGGGAAGCCCCATAAGTGTGAAAAACAAGAATTTGCTTACCATAATTATGTGGCGAGTTTCGGGGAGACAAAAATATAAAATTCATGATGTAATATGAATAATGTTTCGTATTTTGACATCTTCAGATGAACATCTTTCAGACGTAAACCCATCATCTCGAAAAGATGACTATAGATCCGATATTTTATCAATTCTTGAATGGCAGGGTCAACTTTCCCGCTCCAGTTTATCTGATGTTTTTATAAGAGGAGGTGACTTCTTTCATTTGAAGAAGTCAAGCAGGACTTCAATGTCCACTCTTTCATCTGTATTTAATCTTCATAAGAATTATCATGGGGAAGTTTATTCCATAAGCGGAAATCATGATATGTCGATGAATAACCCTGACACCATCGACAGACAGCCACTTGGTGTTTTATATAATTCTGGTCTTTTCAATCATCTTTCTGAAAAGACATTTGAACAAGGTAGTACGAAAATAAGAGTTGTCGGTGTCGATTACACAACTGACATGGATGACGGATATTTACAAGACAAAGTTAAAAAGAAAGATGAAAACTACACCATTGCCATTGTTCACGCTTTAGCTGCTATGGCTCCGGAGGAAAAGATTCAGACATTTTTTAATGAAAAAATATTTGATTATAGAGACCTTGTTTTCGAGGGTTGTCCTGATGTTTACGTTTTTGGGCATTATCATAAAGATCAAGGGATAGTTGATCATATGGGAGTAAAGTTCATAAACTTAGGTGCTGTATCGAGAGGCGCTTTAACTCTTGAGAATATAGAAAGAAAACCTAAAATGTCTATGATTAATATATCAAGTTCTGGGATATCAGTTGAAGAAATCGTCATACCTCATAAAGATGCATCGGAAGTATTTGATTTTGAGAAGAAGAAAAGGATAGAGTCGGAGAAGAAAAATCTCGATGATTTTATCAAGCATCTTAAGGAACAAGCAGGATCTTCACAAACAAAAGAAGAAAAAATGAAAAAACTCAATGACTATCCGGATGATCTAAAAAATATGATTATTAATATCATGGAATCTATAGATGAAGGAGGAGTTGAAGATGGTTGATTATTCTAGTTACTCTGGGTCTGGAACTGATTATCTTAGTTATTCTGGATATAAAACATATTCAATATGCCCCAGAAAATATCAACTTTCTTATATCATTAAACCGGACGTCGTTATTGACCCCACCACCAGTTTATATGGATCAGCTCTAGGAAAAGTCATGGAGTGGTTTTATAATAGAAGCTTTTGGAACAGCGATAACCCAGTTGAAGTTTCCAAAAATTCAATAAAAGATGCCATAAAAGAATCTCTTTCTAGGTTTCCTGATTATAACAATCATTCTTATATAAATGAACTCAATAGGAAACTCCATGATTCTGTTCCGACTTGTATTGAAATAATCAGAAGCAATAAACTAATATCCAGACATTCTTGGGCTGAAGTCGATCTTTCTTCAACTTTCAAACATAAGTCGTATGATTTTGAATTAAAAATAGGAGGAAAAGCGGACTTTTGTCATTCGAATGATAAAATAAACGTTTCTCTTTTTGATGGGAAGTCTTCTATATATAGAGACAAATATACTGATCCAGTTCAGGTGATATGGTATTCTTTTCTTTATTACTCCCGAAATGGAGTATATCCAAATCAAATTGGTTTCATTTACTGGTCTTTTCCTGAAGATCCTATTTCTTATATTTCATACTCTAAAGATGACGTCAAAAGGTTACTTAATGATATTTTTAATGTCGCAAATAAAATTCGTGAGTCTTCTTTCCCTACAAAACCTTCTTCTGAATGCAAACTTTGTGATTATAGACCTGTTTGTCCTGAGGGAAATGAATATTTTAAACTCAATCTTCAAAAGAAAACGATTTTGTCCGAAGAAGAAATGGGTGGTTTAGATGTACTATAATCCATGTCAAGCATCGACCTGGAAGTCAAGCTGAACGATCTGAACGAGAGATATACTGAACTTTCAAAAAAGCACGAAGCCGTAAAAGCCGTATATCAGTCCAAGAAAAGTGACCTTTCTCTTGTCACTGATGAAATCAAGAAGCTTGGTTTTGATCCAGACGAACTTGAAGACGACATTAAAAAGCTTGAAGAAGTCATAAGGATAAAAATAGTAAACTTCGAAACTGAAATCTCCGAGGCTGAAAGAATTATAGGTCCCATGTTCCAGGAGATTTCTAAATGAAGTTTACTTTCAATACCAAAGAATTAAGCTCTGCTTTTTCTTTGGTAAAACTTGTAAGACCTGTAACGAACGATTATATACTATCTTTTTCAGGTAAGAGCATGAAACTTTCCTCTTATGACAAGAGGAAAGTTGCCTCAGCAACTATTGAATCTTCATACTCAGATGTTGAAGATGATTTCGTTTCTGACGATTTTTATCTTCCATTCGAAAAACAATCAGTTTTAGAGTCAAAATTAGAAGAAACCGATTTTATAATAAACAGTAAAGGGCTTTCAATAAAGCACTCAAGCGGTTCTCAAACTCGTCAGGCTAATATAGCTTCTCGTACAAAAAACGCGGGAAGACCATCTTTCTTGGACAAGACGATACCTTCTGACCTCCATTCGATAAATCCGAAAGTTTTTGAAGAATGTATGAGGTTGGTTTCCTGTTCAGCTTTGGTCAAAGATACCAAGACTGATGAGGATATGAAGATAAACCAAGTCCATTTTTATTCTGATTTAAAATGTGTTTATTCCAACGCCAGGACTTACTCCTCTCTTGTTTTCTCGGATTCAATAGACCTCGATATCTCAATAATTTCGTCGGATATTCCCATTATCAGGTCTTTTTGTTCTCAGCATAAGGATAAACCTGTAAAAATCGGTTTTGATAATAAGCATTTATATTTCACTAGCCAGGAAAATAAAGTATACCTTTCTTTTACTCAAATAACTGGTAAAAAGCTCCCTATACAGAAAATTTCCGATGAGTTTGAAGTTGAAATCTCCATTTCCAAAGAAATTTTCAATGAATCTATGAATTGGTCAAACGTCGCCATAGACGCAACTGGCCGTCTTAGTATGCTTTATGATGACGGAAACCTTATTTTTAGTGCCAATGGTAGTGTTTTATCTAGTTTCCCATGTACCCTTCGTAAGGGTAAAGAATTCAAAGCCGACTTTCCTATTAAAATAATTTCAAATTTTTCAACTTATACAACCGGAAAAACTCTTCTTATGAAATACTGTCATAAGTCCGAACCAAGTTTACTTGAGTTTACTTCTGATGATGATTCAAATATAATATCGAAGCACTACGTTAGGAGCATGAAGTCGAAATGAACCAAGAGCTTTTTTCGCGTTTCTCGGCTCTTAAAGAAAAACAAAACTCCGTAAACTCTTATAAAAAGATACTGAACCAGCAGATTACTAGGCTTACTTCTGAAGAACAATCCCTAAAATATAAAGTTGACCTATATCAAAAGAGTTCAGAAGTTTTTAAAACTTGGCTTGATTTGGCTTTGGAAGACGGAACTAAGCCCGTGTCAAATCTCATAACTCTTGGTTTAAAACATGTCATGCATGACCAAGATTTAACTTTCAAGATTGAACACGAACAGAAATTCAACAAAATACATATGTCTTTTGTCTTAGAAGAACCACTTGGTAAAGATACTGTGGAGGGCGACCCACTTTATTCTTTTGGTGGTACTGCAGCCGCCATAATATCATTTGTTTTAAGAATAACTATCATGAACAAACTTGGTATGAATAAACTTCTTCTTTTAGATGAATCTATGTCATCCGTTTCCAATTTTTACGTTCCCGGAATGGGGTCTTTTATGAGACAACTTTCTGAACAAACAGGTATTAATATACTGATGGTTACACATAATGAAGAATTTATATCAAATGCACACACCTCTTACGAAGGATATAAAGAAAAAAGTCTAAAACTTCGTAGAGTTAATACGTGATTAATCACCCTCAAACCCTCACTGAGGAAATTTCTCGGGTTTTAGCGATAGAAAATCCTGAAAAATTGCGTGATCGTCTTCATAACGAGCGAAGTATTAGCAGTATCGGTGATTTCGCTCGTTCCCTTGAGGCTATGACGATTTGTGGTAACAGTCCTTTAGCAATACAAGTTGCAATATCGTTTCTTTCACATGAAGAAAATCCCGTAATTCAAGAAGCTGCTTTAAATGTATTAGAGAAACACTCAGTAAGTTCCGAAGATGAATTAATTAAACAAACACTTCGTAACGTCTTAGCAGGTGAGTATTCTAACACGATACGCGAGATCGCAAAAGAAATACTCACAGATATATCTTGAAAGAATGGTGTGAAATGAAATCAAAAGGTTCCATTCTTAAAAGACTTGTTAAGGTAAAAAATATTTATCTGAACCAGTATATCGAAGAAAGAATTTCTAGGAAATTTGATAACTGTGATCATTCGTACTGGCATACTCCAAGTCCAATACCTCAAAAGCCGTCTCACAAAAATAAAGAGGAGATGTATCCCTCCCATACTGTCACCTTGTTAGTCATTCCCGATAAACAAGACCCAATTCCATTATGTATGTATAATTCTGAAAATCCAAATAAATGGAAAGGTGACCTTTGTTTAGGTGATACTCCAAAGTCTTGTCCTTATTTTAAAAACAAGCATGATATTAACACTGTTAAAAATGATTTTGAAGAACTTTTAAAAGATGACTTATTTGTTGCGAAACATATGAAAGAAATAGCAATTTTGCAGTGGGTTTTGGATGTTAGACTTCATTCTAAGTTTGGTTTTATTCACAACCTAATATTTTTGTTTTCATACCTGAGAATAAAATTTATAGAAAAAATCAAATTCATGTTTAATTTTTCCAGAAAACACATCATTGATAGGAGAGACTTTTGGGATGATATCTCATAAGATATTTGATGTCGATCTTCATAGAGTCGAAAACAAAAAATTATTCATGCTTGAGTCTCCAGCAAATAATGAGTTTCTCCCATCAATAGTAAGTTCTATAGCCCCAAATAAATTTCTTACGATTCGCCGTTTGCATCCCGGTAATTTTATAAGGTCCGGTATCTTTGAATATGACTCTGATAGATTGGACGAGATTCTTTCTCCTCTTTTCAAACACGCTTATGAACTCAGTTTATCCGAAAATTTTAGTAATATCCATAAAACTTTCAGTGAAGCCCACGACTATATCAAGAAATATTCTTCTGTAAAAGGGTATCCCGCTTATTGTTTAGTTCCAGATGGTTTTGATGTTTCAAAAATTGAGAACGTCACTATCCCTAGTTATACTTCAGAAGAGAAGAATTTGTCATCTCTTCCCATTTATTCAGATAATTGCAAAATAGTTCATTGTTCTGTTGATAGACCAGTTTTTCTTTCGAAGCCAGACTATGTTGGTCTTCTCACAAGTTTTATGGGCAGATCTTATAGTTTACTGATGCACAACGTTGAATTAGGTGTATCATTTGTAGATGAAATTTCTTGATGACTTTGTTAATCAATGTCATGAATCTCTTTTAGATTCAGATGTTGCTACAAAGTATCTATTAAAACGCGGTTCTACTTTAAATCAGTGGAAGAAGCATAGGATTGGTTTTGTTTCTTCTCCATTCAAAGCCCCATATTGGGATGATAGATATCACTCGGATAAGTGTTTTGAAAAAGGCACACACTCGTCATTATTATGTGACTCCTGTAGATTCAACAGATGGTCATCAAGTCATGACGACCTTGGATTCGAAGTATCAGGCAGAATATTAAATTCTATAGTTTTACCTATAACAAGTTATTCTGGAACATTATATGGCATCCAGTGTAGAAATTTGAAAGAGAAAGTATATAATACTTTTACTTTTCGTCATAAACCTGAAGCCATTTTCTTCGGAATAGCGGCTAACATTCAGGATATCTGGGATACTAAATTCGCTATATTGGTTGAAGGTCCATTTGACCAGTTGGTAATAGACAATCTTCTCGATAACAGAGTTATATCCTTAATGACTAACGAGCCAAATCCAACTCAGCTTTCTTTCCTGCGTAGATTCCTGAATAAAATGGTTATATCGTTTGATAGGGATAAAGCTGGTAATGCCGGATTTGAAAGTCTTTCTGGAATATTGTCAAATGAGAGAATACTTGTAGAAAAAATTAAATATCCTCGTGTTTATCATAAAGATATTGGAGAATATTACGAGGAATTTGGTAGTGTAAAATTCTTGAGAGAATTTCAGGAGTACATATGGAAAAAGAAAAAGTAAGAAAGCCAAAAAACAGTAAACCAGAAAAAGAAGAAAAGATGCCTCTTCTTTATGGAGGCTTTGACTCTGCTTCTGAAATTGTTTTTAATGATTTGATCCCGAATTACCATCCTCATTTGGCAAACGCAAAGTTCCTATTTCTTTGTAGGAATACTGCTGCCAAATCTTCAGGTCAAAAAGTTCCGGGGTCAGTCAAAAAAGCTTCTCCTCTAGAGCGTTATGCTGGTTCTTTCTTGAACTCTGGTGAAGAGCCGGATTTTATCATGATAATCGCTTTGGAAGTTTGGAATGAATATCCTCCAAATAAAAGGAAAGCTCTTCTTGACCACCTTCTCATGAGATGTGTGGCTGAAGAGAATCCTGTTACTGGAAACGTTTCTTACGGGACAAGACCTCCTAATGTTCAAGAGTTCCCGGAGATAGTTACTAGACACGGTTCTTGGAATGAAAGCGTTGAAGAAATGATTCACGCATGTAAATGAATGTAATATTTTTATGTTTGATTTGAAGTACAGACCTTCTCAACTTAATGAAATTATAGGTAACGATTCAATAAAGATAATTTTAAAGGTGAAATCCAAGAATGGCTCCCTCGGGGGCCGTTCCCTTATGTTTGGTGGACCGAAAGGTTGTGGGAAGACCACTTTAGCTCGTATAAGTGCAAAGTTAATATCATGTGACAATCCAGTTGACGGCATCAGTTGTGATAAATGTGACTCTTGTATATCTATAAAAGATGGTAACTCAATAAATTTTGATGAATTTGATGCTTCTTCACAGGGTTCTGTTGAGAAGATGCGTGAACTTATTCAAGATTTGGAGTATGGAACTGTAAACAATAAACCAAGAGTTATAGTTTTGGACGAGGCACACCGTCTTTCTAAACAATCTCAAGATGCACTCTTGAAGCCTATGGAAGAACGGAAGATGGTGGTGATACTTTGTACCACCGAGCCTCATTCCATAAGAAGTGCCATACGTGATAGAGTTGATGAATTTTCGGTAAGCATACCTTCCCATGATGACACTTTGTTGCATTTGAAAGAGGTTTGTAGAAAAGAAAACATTGAATTTAATGATGAATTATTGGACGTTCTTATTAAGCTAAATCACGGGAATCCGAGAACTTCTCTCATATCATTGTTCAACTTGGATGAACTTGGTGGTGTGAATAAACAAAATCTTGACGTTTATTTTAAACTTGATGATTATGACCAAATATCTGAATCTTTAGATAAACTTGACTCTGATATTAGATATTCCATTTCTACTTTAGAAAAACTTATGTCAACAAATGGCTCTCTTTGGGTCAGAGATAATATAGTAAATGCAATATCTAACTCAATAAAGGAAGCTATAGGAGTGAAGTCTTCTTACCCTTCTAAAGTCAGCTTTTATGGTAAGAGAGGCCGATCTTGGGCTCAGTTGTCCAGCAATTTGGCTCTTCTCGATAAACCTGAACCTTCGTCTATCATATCAGTAATAATAAACAGCACTGAGTCTTTACCGATATTCGTACCTCCAGTTCAGATTCAAACGCCACCTGCCCCTATTCAATTACGAGATCCCATTCCGACTCCTGTTATTAATTCAGTCCCAGATCTCAGTAATTTTGAGAAGTTTGAAAAATTGACTTCTGAAGTTAGGGAGATGGTTGACCGTTTAGAGAAAAATCACTTTTGTGATGATTCAGATTTTTCGGTCATAGAATCAAATATAAAAGTGCCAAAGAAAGAAGAACCCCCATCCTCTTTAATAGAGGGCGAGAATTTCTTAGAATCCGACTTTTTTAGAGGGATATCAATTGATGGTATAAACTTCACTCCTGGTGAATCCCTTACTTCTTTTGATCATAAAGTCAAGAAAACTATTGTAAAAGTCAGTAAACCTGAAGTTGAATTATCAACAGTAAAGTTGGATAAATCTCATATTCCAATAACAAACAAGGAACTTTCCAATGAAATCTCCGAAAGATTTAACAAATAAGTGGGTCGCTGTACAGTTATCGAATACAGGTGAGAAAGAAAAAAACCTTGACCTTATCAAAAGGTTTATTTTTAAAACGTTAAAAAACAACGTAGAGGTTTTCATACCTTCTGTTTCCTTGAAGAGACAAGATGAATCTCAGACTTTTTGCTTTATGGAAGGATATATTTTCATAAGATATCAGGAAGGAATAAATTATTTTTCTTTGGAATCCGCTCCTTATTTCAAATTAGTTTTAAAAAATCCTTCTGGATCTATACCATATTCATTAATAGATGATAAAAATATAAATCCTATGAAAGATGGTCTTGATAATATGAAAAAGTCCCCATTTACTGTTGGTGACAGAGTTAAGGTCATGAAAGGTGATTATAAGCGTTTAGAAGGTGAAGTTTCTTTGGTGTCTGACGACTCCGAGACTATCCAGATTTTTATAAACATGAGTTCCAAAAAGCTTCTTATAGATTTTCCTTCTTCTTATTTGAAGAAAGTATCAGAAATTTGATGTAATATATATATATGCGCAGAGTAGGTGGGAAAGAAATTGTTCGTAATGTATTAATTGATGGAAATAACATACTGAGAAGAGCACAATATGCTTTTCTTGAAAAAGAAGGTGAAGTTACACTTCACGAAGGTGTAAATATTAACTTAATAAAAGGGTTTTTTAAAATACTCTCTAATATTTTAGATAAAATTCATGATTTTACTAGTTTACATTGTTTTTTTGATGGTTTTCCTACTAGAAGGAAAAACTTACTTCCTTCTTATAAAGAGATAAACGGAGAAAAACGGAAGCCTTTAGAAATAGGTAATCCTTTTTCAGTTGAGGGCATTGATTTTGGAAACCAAATAGAATTCATAAAGGCAGCTCTTTACAATTTGAATTTTAAAGTCTATTATGATAAAAACGAAGAAGCTGACGATTTAATTGCTTCTTTTACGCACTTGAATAACGAACAAATAAACGTTATCTGTTCTTCAGACAAAGATTTTTTCCAGCTTGTTAATAATAAAACTGTTCTTTATAGGCCCGATACTAATGTTTTTTATGATGTTGAAGCTGTTTTTTCTTATTTTGAAAAAGAAATAGGTCATGGCGTTTATCCAAATGAAGTTGTTTTATATAAATGTATGACTGGCGATCCTTCAGATGGTATTAAAGGTATTTACCGTTTCAAAAAACGAACGGCCGCTTCTCTCTCTTACAAAAGAGAGCTGAGTTCATTAATAGAGTCTTCTTTTCCCGGAATTTCTGAAAAAGAAAAAGACCTAATAATCACAAATAAAGACCTTTTATTTTTAAACGAAAAGCTTCTTAAATCGATAAAAGATATTCCTCTAGTTCCTTTAGAATTTTTAGTATTCGATGTCCATGAAACTTTCAAAAACCTCGGATTATCACTAGATATGTCATCTTTCACACCAAATTCTTCAAATTCGTTTTCTAGTAGTTCTGATGAGTTTTATGTCTAGTAAAGTTCTTTTATACTTTTACTGATACCCATATACATTTCCATACCATATTTTATTTGGAGGAAAAATGTCTTCACACATACTTGTCTCTGATCCGAACTCTATTTCTTCTAGATTCAGCGATAACGACAAACTCGGCTATTCTGGCGAGCTTGATGAAGAAGAGATAGACGACCTCCAAAAAATGATAAATGAAGCTCTTCATTCGAATCAGGATGAAGAGATAGATTTTAAAAAGACCAACTTCGACTCAATAGAAGTTCATCTCGACAGAATCCCACATAGAGAAGCTGATCTTATTCGTCTTTATTATAAAGATGAAATGAAACAAGAGCAGATCGCAAAATTATTTGGTATTACTCAAGCAGCCGTTAGTTATAGATTAGCTAGAGGGCGCCGAAGAATACAATTCCTCACTACTATCCCCGTTTTAGATAAAGAATCGTTTGAAGACGACTTATACGAAGTTTTCCCAAAGCAAGACATGGAAATAATGTGGCTCATGTATGAGACCACATGCCAGTCTGAAGTCGCCAAACAATTAGGTCTTACCCAAGGTCGAGTTCGTCATAGGTTTTTTAGATCTCTTTCGCAGATCAGCAATCTTATAGCTGAAGAGGCAAAAGAAAAATATTTTAAAGTTCAACTTTTGAAAAATATGGATAGTGATGAAGAAGATATCAAAGAAGCCATGGACGAAATGTATAAAGTCATCGACGATTCGAAATATTCAAAATACCATAAGGTATTTTCTTCAATAAGTGACAAGAGGTTCAACATTCTCCACGAGGTTAGTCTTCCGCAATTCAAGAATAGAGGAGACTTCCAAATCATAACTGTAAAATAATAATGACTTTTTCTGAATATTTAATTAAATATGGAATACCTTTTACTACAATAAAAGATTTTGAATCTCTGAAAGATTTGGACTCATTCAATAGAAATGATGAGTTCAATTGCATTTGCATTCGATGTTTGAAAGATTTTCCCATAAAATTATCTTCTTTAGTTCGGAATTTTAGTAGAAATAAATTCTATTCCTGTATTTCTTGTTCAATATCATTTGCTCTTAAAAGTCAAAAAGCTAGAGACAATATATCCTCCGGGGTCAAAAAGTCTTGGGATTCTTCAAGAAAAGAAAAGCAATCAACTATTAGCAAAAGTCTTTGGGAAAACGAAAATTTTAGAAAAAACATCACTGATTTAAGCAAAAATCTCATAAATGATCTTGACTTCGTTGAAAAATCCAAAGAATATGGGCTTAAATCCGTTTCTACGGATTCTTACAAAGAAAGAATAGCCAGTCCTGAGTACAGGGCAAATCTTTCTTTTGCAATAAAAAACAAGTGGACAGATAATTCTTACAAAGAAAAATTATTTCTTGCCGTAAACTCCTCACTTTATAAGTCAAAAATGTCTTCTTCCATAAGTTCAAAATGGAATGATGAATCATACAGGAATAAAGTCATAGAATCTCAGAAGAAACTTTGGGAAGACCCGGAATTCAGGTCCAAATTCGTTATTACCTTAAGTAAAACTGTCACTAAAGACACTATTATTGAATTAGTAACTCAAAATATACTTGATGTTTTGAATGTTAAATATGAGAAACAATTCCCTGTTGGACCTTACCTTTTTGATTTGTTTCTTTCTGATGAAAAAATTCTAATTGAATGTCAGGGTGAATATTGGCATTCACTTCCAAAATCTAAAAGGAAAGATTCTTCTAAATTCACTTATGCTGATGAATATTTTCCTGATTATAAAATTCTATATCTTTATGAGAGGGACTATCTTAATCCTGAGATAATAACAAATAAAATCAGAAATTTTATTTCTAATGAAAAAACAGATATTGAAATTTTTGATTTTTCATTCAAAGATATTGAAATAAAAGTCATCGATAACTCCATAAAAGTTGGTTATTATTCAGTTTCCGAAAGTTTTTTGAGGTCTTACCACTATGCTGGTTATGGTAGATCCGCGAAAGTTGTTTATGGCTCTTATCTCGATGGTAAGCTCATTGCGATATCTAAATTTTCACCTCCTGTAAGAAAAGAATCTGCAACTTCTTTAGGTTTTTCTCATAAAGATATTCTCGAACTCGACAGATTTTGCATACATCCAAATTATCAAAAGAAGCATTTTGCTTCCTGGTTCCTTTCCAGAATTTGCAAAATCGTAATGAAATCGTTTAAACCAAAATGTTTAATATCTTTTGCTGATACAACATATGGTCATATAGGTACAATATACAAAGCCACAAATTGGAAAGAAGTATCCAGAGTAAGACCCGATTATCATTATATTTCGGTCGATAAGTTTGCTGTTCACAAAAAGACTCTTTATAATCATGCAATGTCTATGAAGATGACCGAATCCGAGTATGCTTCAAAATTTGGTTATGAAAAAGTTTTTGGTAAGGAAAAGATAAAATATATTTATCCATAATAGCTTTCTATTTTCATATTTTATTGATGTCAATTATCCAAGGAGGCGGTTTTAAATTTTCTGTATGCTCCACTGGCGGATACTGGAAATGGGACGTAGTTAATAACAACATTCCAAATTTGGGTCAAAAATATTATATTTCAAATATAGAAACTCCTTTCGGCCCTCTTTACAGGAATATGATTCCTATTCCTGGTGATGTTCTAATATCTATGCACGAATCTTTAAATCAATTTATGACTCAACTTTCTCCTGAAATTAGTATACTAAGCTCCCTAAATTATTCTTTAACCGTAACCGAAAACGATCCTATAACGGACGTTGCTAGTTTAATCTTTTCGAATGTCGGCGCGTTGGGTTCTTATATGAACATAAACGCAACTCCGAATTCTTCCTGGTTGGTTTCTACTCCCTCATTCATAAATGGTATTGACAAGAACCAACAGGTTTCTTTTGATACATCCATAAAACCATTTTTGATGGTCTACACTTCTTCTCCTTATACGGGAGTCATAAATTATCAAGACAACGATTCCCCATCAAATGTAATACCCGTTGTATTTACCATAACAGTTCTCCCCAGACCAACAATAACTGTGTCTTCTCCTACTTTGAGCATGACTTTTTATTTGAGTTCAAGAACTTCAACTCCGGTATCCCTCACAGTTACGAACTCTGGTCCTGCAACTTCTATCCTCAATTTTGAAGTTTCTAAAACTCAAGATATAAGCCCATGGTTGGTTTATAATCCGACTAACGGTTCTGGTGTTCCTTCTTCCGGAAATGTTAACATATTATTTACCGTTAACCCAGCCAACGCCCCGTTTATAACTGGTGTTTTCCCTGAAACCATAAGAATTCAGTCTACGAATTCAACAAACGGACCTATTGATATACCTTATACCCTTAATGTTGTTCCTTAAACTTTCATTAAAAATTAAAATTAAATGTCATCTTCTCATAGATCATGTTTTAGCTCTGTTGACGAATTTGAACTTGTTCATAACTTCAGACCTAAGTCTATTGTTGTAGCAGGTACTGCTGGTAAGCCAGTCTATAGAGTAAGAGTTTCAAGTGTTAATGACCTTTACGGTTTTCATGTCTCTTCCAAAGAGCATCTTGTCCATTATTCAAAACAAGATTTTTGGAAGCTAGGTACGGATGACGAAGGTTATTTTATTGAGCGTTTGGTCGATGACTCCGACTCACCGGTAAAGGCATGAAATGTCAAAGATTGACCTAGACAAGATAGCCTCCAGGATTTCCGGTAAGTCCAGAACTGCGGGAAAGATTGAATTCGTAAAGGATCAAGGTCCTTTACGACGTGATATACGTACCCCCGGTTTTAAGTGGTCTGATGAATCTTATAGAGATTTAGCTAAGATCTTGTGGTCCATACAGAGATCGCACAGCTATTCAATGGCTGCTTATAGAATATTTTCGAAGATGAATTCTTCGAATTTTAGCCCAGATGGTCTTTTGGGTGGAAGAGGGTATATACAGTCCATAAAGGATATGAGATCTGGCCTTGCTAATGTTAGTGAATTTTTGTCGGCTTTTTGTGATACTGTTCAGGATGAAGTTAACGCCGACCATTGGAAGTCCGGCCCTGATAAAAATTCAGAGAATATGATTGAGGACGCCAAAAACGTTAGACAAAACCCTGACGAATTTATTGAGTCTGAATACTCCGAACTTTCAGACGAAGAGAACTTTAGCGATTCGGAACCGATAACAAATCCTGAGCCAGACGATTTGAATCCTGATTTCGAAGACAACAATGATGATGAGGAAGAAGATGACGATGGAATCTTCACGACTTCTTCATCCATAGACAAAATAATCAAAAATTATAAAAAAGCGTCATCTTCTCTCCCTACGAGCACACTTCCCGGCCCGCGTGTTGACCACATAGGACCTGGTGAAGGTAATGAAGCTGGTCATTATAATAACGAAGACGTTTGGCCTTCGGATGACTTGACCGGAGAGGGCCTCAGTTCTGGAGTGAATGAATCTAAACATCTTTACGAAGATTTCATTGTAGATGGTGTTTCTCCTTATTCGAATCCGACTGACGGCGACCATGTTAAAAACAAAAGGTCATTAAGGTCTCTCAAATGAAGAACTCACTTCCAGAAGAGCAAGCTTTGGATATGGCTGTTCTGGATTTCGGCCTTGGTAATTATGACTCTTTGATTTATGAATTTCATGGTGAAAATAAGAACGAACTTGATAGGCCCTCTTCTATAGATTCGGATCCCAGACCTGATCCTGAGTTACTTTCTAGCTACGCTAGTTCTGCTCTTCCGGGTGATACCGATAGAGAACTCCCTGGTAAAAAGCCCCATCCAACAAATCCACGTGTTCTTCCTTCAATATCAAATTCTAAACTCCCTAATGACGATGAAGAAGCTTCTGCAAGATCAGACTATTATGATAAAACTAGTATAAGCAGTAAAGGATTTGACACTTATTGGGCCGATGATGACTCTGGTGTTTACGCTGAAAATAAAGAAAATAAAAATGAAGTAAAATTTGATAACGGAACTCGTGGCATAGGGAACGCTTGGTCTGGTTATGTTGTTGAGGATATTACTGATACTAAGGGTTTCCCCTCTACAAACCTGATGGAAAATGTTGACTATCCATCATCTAACAATGATGGATCTGTTGTAGCAAAGAGTTCTAAAATGAAAAAAGTAGCTACAAATATAGAACTCATTACTTCTTTGTCAAAGAAGTTTTTGAGTGTTTATGGTAAAAAATATGGTCGTAAAAATTTAACTAGAAGGCATATTATGAAATTTTTGACCGATTCTAAAGAGAGTCAGTATTTTGCATCTGATATGATTAGGTGCATCCGACTTTTGAATGATGTTTATATAAAGGATGTTCTTGATGAATTTCCTGTTTCTAAACAGTCGTCAAAAGTTCCTGAAATGAACAACATAGAAAAAAATTTAATTGATACCATAATGCTGTATAAGCACGACAAAGTTTCTTTTGATCTTTCACAGATTCTTAAAAACGTGTCGTATACTTTTGGTTTGGTCGAAAAATCCCGGAGGAATCGTGGCTAAGAACTTAGATATTTCAAATTCCGGAGCTGGAGATCTAACTAACTTTTTTAGAAGTCGTGTTGAATCTGACTATTCATGGCTTGACGTTAATGAGGAAGAGTATCGAAAGTCCCAAGCTCTCCCCAAGCAGAATATTGATATAATCCCCGATGTTCAGAAATTCCTTTCTGAGGAAGATGGGATTCCTCATGCTTTGCCTGTTAAAGAACATTTGATGGTCAATTCCAGGCCAACAGATATTTTCGTAGACCATTCGAGCAAAATAAAGAGAAAAGCAGCCAGACTTATGATGGCTGGGAAATCAGACTCTGAAGTCTACGAGTCTTTATCTCTCGAATTCGGTTCGAGAGAAGTGGACAGTAACAAACAAATAGTGGCCAGCGTTCTTAGTGAACGTGGTCTTATGGGCAATATTTATTTTAACGCTTCTGACTTTCCGAATTGCCATAACGACCCTAAAGAGCAGAAGTTCGTAAAACTTGCTTGCAAGAAGTCTCTAAACGTAATTCAGAAAAAAGAGTGTTCTGGATGCGTTCATAACACGAATGGTCATTGTTCATCCTTTGGTAGCAAGAAGTTAGTTTCTTCTGTTCAATACGATGAAAAACTTTTAGAGAAGTACAAGGGTGTCTTGTCTTCTGAGGGAAGAAGCTTCCCTGCACCAAAAAATCAGGATTGGAAAGAAAGTTTCAGAATAGCTTTTAATTCAAATCCTGAAAACAAAGTACCTTTCCAAAAAGCTCAAATCGTAAAAGATAACAACTTTGTAAGCGTTTCTGATAATCAAGTAAAAGAATTTTTTAACAGAGAAGTTGTATCGACCAGTTTAGATCTGGAATATCTTAAGTATGCCAAGAGAATGATGATCGGCAAAGATGACCGTTCACATCTCGCAGCTTCTGAAAACAGAAACTTAAGTTTCCTTTCCACTCAATATGGTGTGCTCGGACATACCATACTTGATATGGATGCCTTAGGTGGATGCAAAGAAACATTGAAATTCATCATTTCAATGAATAAGGGAATTTCACTTTCAAGTGACATCATCAAGATAAAACCTGATTATATAATAAGAAGAAGCAGTTGTAATCATTGCGAATGCTCTGAAATCAAAACTTGTGATATATTGAGTAAAATCTCAAAGGTCGTTGATGATTATCCTTCTTTAACAAAGTCAGACATAAGAAAAGCTTCTTCTAGAGCTTATGACTCTGGAAGAATATCGGAGAAAACTTATAACGAACTTTTAAGACATGACTTTAACGGAATTGATATAAGAAATGCTGTATCAAAAATAAACACAACAGTTGAAGAAATAAAAGAACAGAGAGTTTACTCCGGCCCCAAACATACCCATTATTCTGGAAGTGTTTCTGAAGTCGTAATAAACTCGGCTGTTGTCAACAAGTATGCATCTCATTTGATGAATATGGGGTCAAAGGGAAATGACCTCAGAGAAAAAATTTCTTCCAAATTTGGTGATATCGAATTCAAATCTGATAATGAAGGATTACAGGGTTCTTATTACATAGATCCCACTGTATATGACGACTATGGGTCTGGATGTAACGCAGGTTCAAAACTTTTAAAGAAAAAAGTAGCCAAAAACGTTCTTTCTGGTTCAAAATGCACCGGCTGCAGTTACCAAACTCATCCTGGATGGTGTTCTAAATATTCAAAGTGCATGATAAGTTTTGTTCCTCAAGAAATCAGAACTGCCTACACTAAGCGGTCCCTTCCTGTTCTTCAAAATCCTCCTATCGATAACACAGTTGAAAAATATGAAATCAAGACAACTGAACTGATTGTTGAAAAAGCACCTACACGTTCAACTGTTAACATCAAATTTAAGTAAATATTTGATCTTCTGTATGGTCATTTATGGGTGATGACCATACAGAAGATCCCAAAAATGGGAAAATTATAAAATTTCCTGACGGAAGAACTGTGTCTTCTGAAGAAATTGGTGCTGACTACGTAGTTTCTTCCAGTAATAATGTCCCCACCCCAGAAATAATAGACCCTAAAAGTCTTGTTATAGAAAACAGCAAAAGAGAGCAGTATGTAAATTCTCAAGAACTTACGATCTTAGCAAATAATAAATCAAGCTCAAATGAATTATTAGATTCTGTTTTAAAAGAAATTGCACTCGAATTATCTCATTTGAAATGGGAAAGACAAAAAGCGGCAAAAGACGGCAAAAATACCGCCAATTACACTATAAACAGAATAGCCGCTCTTAAACAATTATCGGAAGTAATAATAAAAAGACAGGATACTATGAGGGCGGAGAAACTAGACCTCTCCTCACCCAGATTCCAAAATATTCTGAATTTATGGATGGAATTTGTATATGACTCGATGAGTAAGGCTGGGATGGGTCAAGATGACATTGACTTAGTTTTCAACACCATGAAAGCCGATATGGCTGGATGGGAAAAGAAACTTTTGGATAACACATAATGTCCTCCAAAGAACCCGTTTATAAAAGTCAACTTAACGGTTTTGTTGATGGTTTTCTTCAACAAAAACGTCGGAAAAGTTTTGAACTTTCTGGTAGAGGTGAAGGTGATACCGATTGTATAGATATTATTGAATTTATTGAAAGATTTAAACTTTTACCGTTTGGTCTTTATCCGGTTCAAAAATTCATAGTTAAACTGTATTACAACATTCCTTTGGACGATAAAGAAAAAACTATCACCATAAGGAACTTTCTTAATAACGAAATCGAAAATACTTTTACCGAATCTGAGTATCTAAAATACCTTTACGATAATGGTCGTTGCAATATTCGTGAACAAGACGGAAAAACCAGACATGAGTTAATCCTTGTTATAGGCCGTCGTTCAGGAAAGAGCGCTCTAAGTGCCCTCTTTGCGGCTTACGAGATATATAAACTTCTCAATAGAGGTCATCCTCAAGCGTATTATGGTATGCCTCCCGGTTCTGAGATCCGAATTTTATGTGTTGCAAATGATAAAGACCAGGCTTCAATTGTTTACGGAGACGTTCAAGCCCACGTAGAAGCTGTTGATTATTTTAAATCGTCTGTTGCAAACAGCACACAGACCTTCATGAGGTTTCGTACAGAAAATGATAGGAAGAAATTCGGGCAAAACGGCAAGAGTACCATAGTTTCTTCTTTCAAAAGTTCTATTGCTAAGGGTCTTCGTGGACGTGGTGTTATATGTTCAATACTTGACGAGATCGGGTTCTTTGTTGATACTGGAAGGTCTTCAGCTGAACAAATTTATCGTGCAATAAATCCTGCCTTAGCTCAGTTTTCCCCTAAGGATAAAAATAATCGTCATATACCTCTTGGTCCTTCTGATGGTCGAATGATACTTATATCTTCTCCTGACGCTAGAGAAGGTTTCTTTTTCAAGCAATATCAGCTTGCAATGTCTAAGGATAAAGGCTCTTCTGATATACTAGTAATACAAGCCCCCACTTGGGAAGTCAATCCGACATTATCTACTGAATATTACGAAAAAGAGTATTTTAAAGACCCGAAGTCTTTCATGACTGAGCATGGTGCTCAGTTCTCAGACCGTGTTCGCGGTTGGATAGAATCATATAAAGATCTTCGAGATTGTATAGATGATCGCCATAAGCCGGTTTTGAAAGGTTCACCCAAGGAAGTCCACTTCTGTGGTCTCGACTTTGGCCTTTCAAACGACGGAACTTCCATAGCTCTTACTAGATTCAACGCTGGGAAGATTGAACTCGCTTATCATGAAGTTTGGTATCCTAAGATTTCTTGGAAAGAAGCGAACCCACATTTAGACTCTCCTCTTGTTGATTATTGTTTGAATCTCCACAACGTCCAAAGACTTGATATTGAGGAAATAGCAAAATGGATAGTTATCCTTTCTAAAAGATTTTTTATCCACAAAGGAATATTCGACCAATGGGCCGGAACTGTTTTTGAACAAATACTTCACAACAGAGGTCTCACTCAATTTGAAATGAGGAACTTTTTTACTTCAGACTCTTCGAACATGTACCAGACTTTTATGATGTTCATGTTGAATCGTCAGATTCGTTTCTATGACTATCCTAGAACTGAAGTTGATGGAAAAACAACTAAACACTCCCCTCTCATCCAAGAACTCTTGGAGCTTCAAGCAACTTCAGCTGGAAAAAATCTTATAGTAGTTGAAGCCCCTAAAGTTCCCGGAAAACATGACGATCAGTCTGACGCTGTAGCTCGTTCCATACTTTTAGCTTCTGAATATTTAAGGTTGAACCCGAAGTCTCTTAATGAAACGATAATGAACACCCAAACTCAAAGTTCAATGGCTAACATGAATTATAAAATATACCAGAGAATGAAAATGCAATATCATGGAGGAGTCAAACCACTAAGTAAAGGAGGAAGACCTCGATAAATTTTTAAATTTTTGTCTTATTATGATTGAGGAAACGATATCTTATAAAATAGTCCGACAAATCATAAACCATCTTTATTCTTCGGAAGTTGAACTTTCGGATGAACTGTTTTTATTCATATACCGTCTTTTCAATAAAAAAGGTGGATCTTGGGTTCAATTGATAGATGGAGATATTGAAAATTTCACTCTCTTAGAAGAACTTATTAAAATGGTTTATTCCGAAAAAAGTAAAGTTACACATGGCACTTTCTAGGGAAACAAATAAAGAAGAAGCCATAAGTAATATACAAAGTATATCCGAAATTTTTGTTAAAGTGAATGATAATATACTTAAAATAAAAGGTCTTCACGTTGAAAATATGAAGCTTTTGGAAAGTGTTAAAACCAAGTTATTGCCAATTTTCACAATAACATCGTTCAAATCTCTTGCAAAAATGCACGAGATTGAAGGATTTATCCATTTTTCGTTAGCTGAATCTGATAAAATTCTTTATTATTTACATAGATTTTCTTTGAATAGAGAATCTATGAAGCAATCGATTTTAGATTCGGAATAAAATATGTCAAAGAAAACAGTTAAAAAGACTAACGCAATTCCTGTAATCAAGAAAGATGACCAGGAAGTTAAAAGAACTCCTTTAACCAAGCTTGAGAGGCTTGCTAGAAAAGAATATGGTCAATCTGTAAGAATATCAAGTGTTTCCGGTATGGGGATGGGTGGCGGGGGTTATGGTGGAGGAGGGATGAATGGCTCTTTTAAAGATGCCGATTCAGCTTTCTACAGCCCTCAATTATCAACTGACTTTTTAGAATTACCACAATCGGAAAGAGAAAAAAGGGAACTTTTTAGATTTTGGTACAATAGCCACCCCATAATTGGCGCCGCCATAGATTTCCATTGTTTCCCTCCTGGCGCCCCTGTTACATTAACAGATGGAACCACGAAACCTATTGAGTCACTTGTTATTGGTGACGGTGTTTTGAATGGTATCGGTGAGTCAACCACTGTTCTTAGGACTTTTGAACATGATATTAACGGTCCCGCTGTTAAATTTAAAGTTCGTGGGATACAAGAGGATATAACTTGTACTGAAAATCACCCATTTTTGGTATATCGTGCTAAGCAAATTGATTGTAAATATGAAAATAGTGGAACTGGAGCTTGTAAGAGTGGAACTAAATCAATATGTAAAGCTAAAAATTGTTCTGGTGTTGATTTTGGTGAACCTGAATTTGTTTTTTCCAAAGATTTAAGAATTGGTGATTATATATGTTCCACTTCAATCTCCAAATCTGAAGATAACGATGAATTCAATAAAGAAAAACTTAGAATTTTAGGTTATTATGCAGCTGAGGGTTCTTTGTCTCGTACAAAGAACGGCCACTTAGATAGAGTCGTTTTTACTTTAGACAAAGCTGAAATAAACACTATAGCAATTGAAATATCAGAGTTGTTTAAAAATCAGTATGATGGAGAATCGAGAGTAAAAGAAGTAAAGAACTGCGAAGCTTGCAATGTTAAATGTTACAAGAGAGAACTTGCTGAATTTTGTTATAAACATGTAGGTAGTGGTTCCAAAACTAAAAAACTTAGTTCTGAATTAATGAATTTACCTAGAGAAATGATATTGGAGTTTTTAGGTGCTTATTGGAATGGTGATGGGTCTTTAACCAAAAATGGATATGTAGCATCCACATCTTCAGAATATTTGGCTGACCAAATATTTATGTTAGCTTTGAAAGTAGGCTACATTCCTACTAAGCATAAGATTCCTTTAGAAAAACTCAATAAAAATAAGAAAGGTTTTCAACACAGCGGACCAAGGTATCAAATCATAATACCATTTAGGTTTTATTCTGAGTTTTCTAAATATGCAAATTTTGTGAATGATGGATATAAGGCTAAATCGACTCGCGTTTATACAATAAAAATAGGAAGAAACGTTCTTAGAAGGATCGAAAAAATTGAAACTATTCATTATGAAGGGAAAGTATATAACATTGAAGTAGAAGGTGTTGAAGAAAAAAATACCAAGAGCTACATAGCTTATGGTCTTTCAACACATAATACTGATGTCCCCCTGTCTAAAATTCGTTTATCATTACCGAAAGGCAGCGATTTAAAACGAAATAAACAAATACTTCATTTTTATGAACAAATGTGTAAAAGAATTAAATTATTTCAAAGGTTATATGATGCCACTCATCAGTATTGGTTGCATGGTATTTGCTATATTTTTGCTGAAGATCATGATATGTCGGAAGACATACAAAGTTTAATTCCTGATAATGAATCTGAAGAGGTAGATACCGAAGCCATCAAGAAAAAAGTAGAAGAGAATTATAAAGGTTGGGTTGGTTTACAAATTCTTCCTCCAGAACAAGTGAAAATGGAGGTTTTTCAATATACAAATAAAACCCAAATGGAGCTTATACCTTCTGAGAAGGATAGGCAAGTTGTTATGAAAGCCATGGAGGAGAATGACCCGGCTTCCATGAAGATAGCGGAAAGCATCCCTGATGAAATCCGAGAAAATATAATAAGTGGTTTACCAATACCTCTCAATACCAGTCCTTATGATGATTTTTCTTGTTCTTCTTTCTGTTATTGCTTAGCACACAAAAAATCGCCTTATGAAGCACGTTCAGTTTCTTTACTCGAACGCTGTCTCAGAACGCTCCTTTTCCAAGATAAACTTCGTCAGGCTCAAACTCTCATTGCTTCAAGAGCAATGACTCCCAAACGAGTTGTTTGGGCGGACAAAATGAGCGAGCTTGACGTTGATAATCTCAGACTTCAAGTTGAACAATCTCTCATAGATCCAGACTACGCTATAGTTACAAACTTTGAAGTTCATTGGGATGAAATAGGAGCTAAAGATAGACTACTCGATTTAAACTCGGAATATGAAATAACGAACAAACTTCTTTTTATAGGTCTTCGAATCACCGAGTCTATGCTTACCGGAGAGTCTTCATACTCCGGTGATAGAATAAGACTTGATACCATGAATACTATGTATCTCTTATATCGAGAGACTGTAGCTGAATATGTTGAAGAAATGTTATTTGCTCCTGTAGCTGAAAAGAAGGGATTTTTTGAAATAGATGAATACGGTAATAAAGTTTATCTTTATCCAAAACTGCAATTCACAAGACTTGCATTGAGAGATAACACTGAACTTCAAGACTTCATGTTTAATCTTTATCAGAAGGGTTCTTTACCAATTGAACATATTTTGGATCTTCTGAATATAGATTCAAGTGATACTTTAGAAAAACTTAAGAAAGATATGTTCACCCCCAATGATGCCAATTTCAATGAACTTATAAGGGGAATGCTTACTAAGGCTGGTGATGAACTTGTTGATAAAACGAATATTCTTGAAGTTCTCACGAAGAATCTGAATCTCAAGAAGAATACTTCTGAGAATGGACGTTTCGAAAAGGATTAATAATCTTTTGATTGTTAATCCTGTTATATGCCCTCTGATTTGTCTCCTTCTGAAAAAGAAGATAAAGAAGTAGGCCGTCTTATTGATAAAAAACCGGCCCCCAGCAGAAAAAACCGTCCTAAAAGGGGGCCGAAACAAGATAACCGCAGACGTCGTATGAAAGTCGACGATCCTGATTTATCATCGAAAGACAAAGACCTTTCGATGAATCATAAAGGTTATTCAACTTCATTATGTGATGTCGCTCTTTCGATATTTGAATCAGCTTCTAATGATTCTCTTAGTTTCAAGGATATGTTAAAGACTGCTCAATCTCACGGTTTAACGGAGCAAGGTCATCCGTCCGGTAAAACAAATACCGGTTATAATTCAATTGATAAGAGGTATATCGATAAATCTCATTATAAAATGATTCTTAAATCCGCAAAGGAACTTTTATCTGAACCTTATTTTAAAGACGGTTGGGACAAAGGTGACTCTAGATTTAGAGCTGCTCTTGACGTAGCAATTTATAGTTCAAACGCATCTCAATTTCAGTCCAAGATTGATACAGAGATGTACAACAGAATCCTTTCTGAACTAATTGGTTCAGGTGAGAATCTTTTTGTAGACACTTTCATAGGGAAAAAACGAACTCGGGAGTCTTCAGTCATGAATGATAGTAACATCAAAGCTTTGTATCAAATAGCGAGTGACATTCGTCATTCGCACCCCGATAAGTCTTTATCCATGATAAAGAGCATCTCGGCCCTGAAGGTTGCGAATTGGGGTTCGGAGAGCGGTCAGGTATCGGCTGAGAAAGACGACGAGCCTGAATTCGCGAAGAAATCGAATCTCATTGAGATTCGTAGTCTTATAGAAAAGGCCAGTAAGTCTAAGACTTCTGAAGAGCTTGCCAAAAATATGGAAGCTCTTTTAAAGATCACGAAAACTGCTGGATCTCGTATAGCTGAAGACACCTTTGATATTTCCATTATTGAAGACATGACGGATGAAGATATCAAAAACGTTCTTCTTCCGGCTCTCGAAGCTCATTATAAGACGATGGATGACCTCATAGAGGAAGCTGTCAAGGGTATTGACGGCCCAGATGAAATCACGGAACTTGATATTCCCAAGTTCATTGGGGCTCTCGACGCTGCCTTCGAAGCCATTCAAACGACTGTCGAATCGGATAAGACAGGCCGCACTTCTTCTGTTAAGATCAGTCTTAACACTCTCGCTCGACTAGTTGCTGCTAGTGATCAGAATAAGGAAATCTTGGCCTCGGCGATAGTCGCTGCCAAGAAAAAGATCACGAAGAAGAAGATGTCGAAGAAGAAGATGTCGAAGAAAGATTTGAAGAATAAGAAAACCAAGAAACGTGCGTCGATATCGTCTGGCGACATGAACTGGTGATCATAGATTTTCAATCCAAAAGGGAAATTACGATGTCGATCGATAAGAAAATAGCTGGAAAAGTTCTCACCAAACTTGATAAGATTGCTGGCGACATTGAGTCGTTGGTGAAAAGCGGAAAGATCAGCAAGAATATAGGCTCAAAGCTTGTTCTTGAGATCGACAAATTTTCCGACAATTATCAGGTTGCTGCTTTCGGTGAGAATTCTCTCAAGAACCATCAGGCTCGCGTCATTAAGCGCGATTCGGATGAGACCTTCATGAACACCTTCGATAACCCGAATAAGGTCATCAAGCGCGATTCGGATGAAGGTTGGTTGAGCAAGACTCCTGCAAGTTTCAACGCTGATGCGATTGATAACTTCGATCAGGATCAGACTTCTGGAGTAACTGATAGAACTGAGTACAAGGTTCGTGATCTCAGTGAGTGGGCTGAGCCCACCAAGCCCCAGCCCTCTTGGACTGGTAAGTCTGGTGGAAAGAGCACTCGTCAGGGAACTACTTACAAGTTCTGAGGAAAAATGAAGCGCAGACTTTCCTTCATTGATGATAGGGCTCTAGCTCGTCAGTTCAGCACTGGCGATGTTGTGCGCAAGCCTGGATCAGATGGGAAATTTGCGAGTCCCTATTCCGGTTCTGTTATATATTCGAACACAGACATCGGGACGGTATCAGTTCAGTGGCCTTGGGGAGTTGAACAGGAGTGGGCCTCTGAACTGATACCTGATACCTCTGGTGATATTATTCCTCCTCAAATTAACGACTCTTATAGCACTTGGGAGATGGAACGTTATATCACTACCCCCAAGAAAAGAAAAGCTTCTAAAATAGTAAAAGCTTTCGAGGATAAAACCTATCCTGTTTACGTCGAAGCTAGTCGTCTTCATTATAATGGTTTAAATCAAATAGATGCTTTTATGGGGATGGAAAAATATTGCAGTAGATACGGGTCTGATGTTGTTCGTAGAACTGTTTCCAACATTTTCAATCAGAAGACGAGCAAAAAATGAACCCAAGCTTAGAAATACTTCGAATTGCTTATTCTTTAAGAAAATCGGATCCTGAAATTTCGAAGAAAATATTATTTAATGTTGTTGCTGTCATAAATCCTAGCGCCCGTTCTTTTAAGAAGCAAATAAAAGAAATTGTTGATAATCTTACTGAACTTCAAAAAGATTTTGAGACTGCTCTCAATAAAATTGACACTGATGATGCTAAAGAATTTGCGGATTGGTTCACGGATACCGCTGAAGCTGAATTCTTTGAACTTTCAAATTCTCTTAATAAGATAAAATCGGCTTCAATTGCCGCTCCTCTTGATTTTATAAAGAATTGGTTTAAAAAACCAAAAAAAGAAGAGGAACCGACTGTTCCTTCTTCTTACAATCTTAGCGACGACGATGTTGACGACTTCGTTGACGGCAAAAAAGAGTGGATGGATTCTTCTCAGTACGTTGAGAAGGACAGAAAAGAAAATCAAGAATTCATAAAAGAATCGGACAAACTTCTTTCTGATGCGAAAGCTATCAAAAAGAATCCGTCTCGCGATTCTGTTAAATCGATAATCAAGTCTATCAAAAAGCTCATCAGAGACGGCCAACGCATTATTGATAATAAATATTCTTATGAAGAGCCTGTAAATATCAAGCTTGAAGAAGATTCTGGAGAAGCCAAAAAATCTCCTGCGAAAAAAGAAAAACCATTGAATTTCGATTCGATGATTGATCATTATGCCGATTTGTTGAAGAACAATATAGATGATGAAAAGCAACTCGTGAAATATCTCAAAGAGATGTTCGAGTTCGCTTCTCCTGTTTTAAACACCGCTTCAACTTCTCGCCATGCAAAAACTAAACTTATGAAGCCGCTTATTCGAGTGGCTTCAGGTTCTGAAAATTTACGTGCTCAGCTAAAACCCACCCTTGCTTTATGGAGCAAACAGTTAAAAATCACTAAGTAAATCTTTTATTGTTTCTAAGATAGAAATATGGCTACTCGTCGTTATGCTAAAGCCCTTGTTTCAAATCCATCCATTGAATTCGACCGTTGGATGGAAGGGCACAAACATAATTCTATAGGGACACCTGAAGGCTATGTAAGTAAAATAGCCAAGACTGTTTTAAGAAAATGCGATCCAAATAGATATCTTTTATCGCATGCGACGATAGTTGCATCTGTTGATACTTATTCCCCACGTGGCGCCAAAATTGGTAAACAGCTTAACCGTGGAGTTGAAATTGATGTTAAGTGGACGGATTATAGAGTCAAACCTGAGTGTCATCAAATAATAAATAACAATTTTGATGCCTGGAGTAGACCTTTACTTCTTTCTACTTACAGAACATTCATAGGCGCCCACAATTACTTGGAGCACATTCAGCTCCCTGAGTTATCAAAAGGTTTCATAGTAGACGCCATAGCTAGAGACCTCGGTCATTCGGTTTATGTTGACATATTAGTTGCCACTGATAAGAAGCATGAGAAATTAATATCGGATATCCTGTCTGAAGAGATGACGGGACTCTCGATGGGTTGCATTAGTTTGTTCACCACATGCACCAAATGTGGAAACGTTTCTAATGATGATTCACAGTCTTGCCCTTGTTTGTTATATGATGGAAAAGGTTCAAAATTCGTTGATGAAGAAGGCGTTGAACATACGGTTTCGGAGCTGATAGGCCACGTCACTGTTCCGAATTCCAATCAATTCATAGAAGCAAGCTGGGTTAAGAATCCGGCTTTCTTTGGTGCTCAACGTAGAAGTTTCTTGAATGATAATGCTTCAATCGCTTCATCACTTGATGAATCGAGCTTGATTTACGAAATAAAATCCACTCTTGCTGTTCCTGACGGGATAGGAAAAGCTGCAAGTTCTATAAGAGTTGCTGAAGGTGAAGAGGACGAAGCTCCTGAAGAAGAGTCTAGCGATCCGGAACCTGATGCTGATCCTTCGGATGAAGATGATGGTGATGCTGAGGATAAAGAGTCTTCATCCGACGAAGATAAAGAACCTGAATCTGGGATTTCTGATAAATTAGAGTCTCTAGTTGATCAGATTCAGGAAAAAGTTCTTGAATCTGTACTTGATGGAATTGATAAAGAGTTAGCTCCTAAGGCTGATGAAGTGTTATCAGTAACACCGAGCATTGATAAGAACGACAATCTCGTTCGATCGTTTAACGAAAAATTAATAAAATATTTTAAAAACGACGTCCAAAAAGCTAAATGGGCCGTCAGAGTTAGTAATATAATCCATAGCAATTCTATCGATTTAATTAAAAACAGCAAAATCTCATCAAGAGAATTAATAGTTTTTTCATTAATCAAAGATCGTATAAACCAAAAAATTTATCCTACTAAACTCTATGAGACTGCTATAAAGGTTGGTTCCATTGAGAACTTTCCAAATCAAAAAGTCTTTTTAGCTTTCTGCGAGTTGAATTTGGGCCGCAGAATGGACCTCAAAGAGAAACAGTTTTTCATCAAAAAAGGAAAAATTGCTTCTTTACCAAGTTCATAAACTTCTGATGAAATTCGCTACAATAGGAGACAATTTAAATGCGCGAGCGTTCCACCTGGCTCAAGAATACTGATAAATCTCCGCGTCAGGCGGCTACGTCGCGCCGCGCCGATATTTATCAAATGAATCAAGAACGTCATCACCCGTCCCCGACGGAGTATGAGAACGGAAGTCCTGATTCATGGGCAGAAACCCCTGTTAGCGGAGACAAGCTCTCTGTTAATGAAGAATATGAAGGCGGCGCCGTAAAGCGCAACGAGATCGGGATGCCCGAGTTTCGTAGTGATACCTGGAAGCACAAGGATTCCGATAAATGGGGCGGATCCGGTCGCTATGATAATGCTAGAGTCTCGGCTGAGAAGAAAGCTTCTGCCGTTTACGACATAGCAAAAACTTTGCTCAAGACGAGCAATGAGAAGATGATCGAATCCGTTGCAACTGACTTTATGGCTCTTCCTGATAGAGCCGTCGTTGCTACCATCAAAGCTCTTCGCGCTTCTTCCACGGATTCTTTGGATCCGAAGGCGAAGTATAAGCGCTCTCTTTTCTGCGCCAAAATTGGTGCTCGCCTTCTTGGAAACGGCGCCACTGAGCACCTTGTTTTCAAGGTCGGCAGCAGCCTGATGCAGGTCAGCGACAGCATTCTCAAGACCCTCGGTGATTCCATCATTGCGGCTGATGAGAATGACGACTCTGACGAAGAGGACGACACTGTTGCTGCTTCCAACGAAGACGACATGAAAAGTCGTCTTGAGGGAAAAGTTGAAGAGGCTCAGAAGAGAGTCGAAACGAAGAAGTCCAAAGCTGCCGAGCAGCAATTACAAGACGCGAAGGATGAGCTTGCTGCGTTCAATAAGAACCATAAGACCTCTGCTTCTAAAGATTCGACCGGTGGCGACCTCATAATCAAGCATGAAGACGACGATCATGTTTCGTCGGATTCGGAAGAAGCTTGTGATACCGCCCTTTCCCAGGCGGATCGCAAGGTTCTTCAGGATCTTCTTGACGGTGATTCTGAAGGTCCCGATGTCGACGCCCTTGTGACGCCAGCTGCTGAGGTCTCTAACGGCATTTCTTTTGATGATGATGAGGGCGAAGCCGATCCTGAGGTGAAGGTTTCCCCCGTCGTTGCGGCTCTTTTCGAGGATGACTTCTCAAAGGCTCAAAAAGAAATTCGCGCTTCGACACAGGGGCAGGGATATAGAGTATCTACAGCTTCTGGTGGAGCCAAGAAAATTGGATTCGTCTCTACGGACAAGTCTGATAAAGCTCTTGAAAAACTCTGGTGATAAACAAATACCATACAGTCTAATTTGATTCAGACACACAGAAAACAGTGATTCTCTAGGTAATTGATTCGCAGAAATGGACTGAATCATATCTTTTGATAGCTGAATATGGAGTGATCTGGATAGGAGCTAAAAATGAGCATTGGTGGACAAGCTAACGGAGATTTCCGTCTCAACCAGGGTGCTCTGCGTGTTCTATACTCCGTGATCAAGGACACCATAACGGTCCTTGCAAGTGACGGTTTCACGCAGAACAACCCGAACGTAGTTACGACTACGGCTCACAAATCGACCACGATCCCTGTGAATGTTAAGCGCGGCACCCTTGGTGGTTCTGTTGCTTTCACTCGCCCGGACGTGGGATCGAACACTGTCGGTGGTGCGGTACTCGTTGCTGGCAACTACGTTGTTGGAACCCGCCCCCTCGGCCTTTTCTTGAACGATGCCGTCGGCAATCCGTTTGAGAATACACCAGCTGTTGGTTCTGGTAAGAGCCCGTTCGTTCGCGGTGGTTCGGTTGGAGTTAAGCTCTACGAGACCCAGCGTCAGATCGGTGGTTCTACCGCGTTGACCTACGCCGTTGGCGACAGAGTTTACGCTTCTGTTAACGGTTTCGTAACGAACCGCTGGCAGGATTCGTATGAGGCCCAGTGGATTACGACGGCTGCTTCTGGCAGCGGTGCCGCTGGTGCGGCCATCGAGCCCGACGTGACACTCCTAGGAACGGTTCTCGCTCCCCCGGACTCGTCTAACCCCGAGCTTTTCGTGGCTCTTAAGTTCTGAGAAAGGATTTGAAAATGAGCTACGAAGTTAAGGTTGTAGACAATTCCGTTAAGGAAAAAGTAGTTTCGGAACTTATCGAAACTCAAGCCGGACGTAGACGCCTTGCTGCGTCCATGATCCAGCCCCTCCGCGATCGCAGAGATTACACCTCGGTTGGTCGTAAGACCTTCTTGGTTGAGCAGATCCCGGACGGCGCTTCGGCGCTTTACGACAAGGATCCCGATGTGGTCGCGTACGTGATTGGTGAAGAGGGTGAGACCATCACCTCTTACTCCAAGCCGCGCCGCGTTCAGTTCCCGCTCTTCGAGATCGGCGCGCTTCCCAAGGCTCCGATGACGCAGGTTAAAGAGCGTCGTTACGACCTCTTGAAGCGTATGCAGGATCTTGGTAAGGCCCAGATTCAGGCTGCGGAAGACGACCGCGTTTTCTCCATCATGGACGCCATTGCCGTCAACGGCTTTGATAACGTTCCTGGTGGCACGAACCCGGACATTCCGATTTCGGCCCCTATCTCGCCCGCGCACCTCGCGGACGCGTTCGCCGAGATCGAGCGCCACGACCTTCGAGTTGCCCGCGTTTACATGAACGCTGTCGACTACGCGGATATCCGCAAGTTCGGTCGCGACGTTCTCGACATCGAGTCGCAGGCCACGCTCTGGAAGACTGGTATGATGGCAACGGGCTGGAACGCCCAGTTCATCGTTTCCCGTCTTGTTCCTCCGGGCGTTGTGTACATCTGCTGCGAGCCCGAGCACTTCGGCAGAATCCCGGTCCGTACCGAACTCACCGTGTTGTCTGCTGATAACACTGAAGAGCGTACAATTGGCTTCTCAATGTTCGAAAATCTCGGCATCGGAGCGTTCAACCCCAAGGGTCTTGTTCGCTTGATCGTCGCCCGCTGATCTTCTCGTACTTTTCCGAATTTTTGAGCCTCAGACGCCGTGGAAATGGCTCTGGGGCTCAAAAGTGTTTTTCTCGCCAAAGAAAGACAAAAAGCGGACAATATGGAGAATAATTCTTCAATATAAAGAGCATTTTCCAATGTATATAATTGGTAAATTAGATTTTTACCATTGTAGTTTTTATGTGGAAAAAACTTGTTTAACTCCCGAGTGCTCAGAAACTGATTTAGCTAAATTTCGGAAAATGGGTGGCGGTAAATATACCGCACCTCGTTGTATTGAATGTGAAAGAAAAATAGCAAGAGAAAGGCGTAAAGAAAGATATCATAACCCTGAAACTAAGATAGCTATTAAAGCACAAAATAAAGCATACTCGTCTAAACCTGAACGTATTGCTCTTGATAAAAATAGAAACCGTGAACATTATCTTGCTAATTCAGAAATAATAAAATCAAAAAACAAAGCTTATAAAAGTCAACCTGAAGTAAAGGCTCGTCGTAATCTTTTATGGAGAGAACGTTATCCATTAGAAAGGGATGAAAGACGTGCTTCGTTTAAAGAACGTTATCACGCCGATCCTGAATTTCGCTTGAGAGGTAATATTAGAACTCGTGTTTGCGAGGCTCTCAATTCCAGTAACGGACATAAAGATATGTCTGTTTTAAAAGCTCTTGACTATTCTATTGAGGAACTTAAATTTCATCTTGAATCTCAGTTCATTTCCCCAATGTCTTGGGAAAATAGAAAAAGTTTTAGTGTTGATCATATTATTCCTCAGTCAATGTTCAAATACACATCTCTAAAAGATGAACAGTTCCGTCTTTGCTGGTCTTTAGATAACCTGAGACTCCTTCCTCCTTCGCAAAATTTTTCAGAAGGAAACAGAAAACATTTATTTGGTGGTTGTTCTGATTGGGAAGAACTGGTTTCTCTTATTCGTTCATGGGGTCCCGGTTCTGAACTTGAATCAGTAAAGGATGTTTTCGATAAACTTTCTTCAATTCAAGAATGCTCAAGTTTCGTCCCATATTCTAAAGATGGTATTGGATACCTTGATTCTATTTTTCGTCATCGTTTTAAATCTCGAACTAACGGAAAAAACTCATTGGAATCCGCTTATAATGATGACTTTTTCTTATTAAAGATTATTTCTTATATAATATCTTCTGGGCGTCCCATATCGAAATCACTCGTCTATAGAAATTCTGCCTTTTTGAATAAAACTCCTTCACATTTTTTCCCTTCTACATCATCTTCTTTAGTCAAGAAATATGCTTTTGGGGGTGATGTTGTAGATCCATTTCTTGGTTGGGGTGGTAGAACTCTCGGTGCTATTTGTGGTGGTGCAAAGAGTATTTGCGGCACGGACCTCCAAGAAGACTCTGTTTTTGGGTGTAAACGCGTTGTAAAAGATTTAGAACCTTTTAACCCAATCGAGTCAGAATTTATTCATTCAGAATTTTCAAAATACCTTTTTTCTACTGATCGTAAATTCGACTTTTTAGTTACCAGCCCTCCCTTCATGTCAACTGAAGATTATGGATCTCCTGGTTTTGGTGATATTCAATCTTGGCGTGAAAATATTGTTGAACCTCTTGTCATGGGTTCTATTCGTGTTATTAAATCCGGAGGATATGTAGCTGTTCATGGTCAGGATAAGAAAAACTTTCCTATTTTAACTACTCTAAAAACTTCTTTTTCGATTTCTGAATTTGAAAAAATTGATGAATTCTCTTATGGAAAGTCCAAAGGACAGTC